ATGTCTTGGTCTCCGTCCAGCGGATGCAGTTCACGGGTTTTGGGTGTTCCCAACAAGCCTTTTGCAGCGCAAAATAGTGTCTGTATCATCACAGTCGTCAGCTTCAAAGAGGTCTTTGAAGCTGACGGCTATTTTTTTTGCATCCCGAAAAAAACGCTTATCATGAAACGCTATCAGATCAGCATCTCGTTCAACTTCGGCTTCACCCCATACATCGAGGGGGAGTAATCTGTCCGCCTGCAAAATCAGGCATTTGGCTGATTCTCGATGCAACCTCTAAGAAAGAAAAAAGAAAAGTACCGTACTTCAAACGAAGTACAGTGCCTTTTTGGTGGAGCTATCAGGAGTCAAAACGAACATTTTAGCATCCGGTGACAGCCCGCCATCGGGCGGGTCTTCTCCGGTCTCCAAAGGAATTTCGACGCTGTTCTGGTCTCCCATGCAGGAGAAAACCAGCTTCATGCGGTTATCATCATAGACATAGACAGCCACAAGGAAGTTCTTGAACAGTTCCATCTGGAAATCCCGGTCGTGGATGTCACCCTGCTGCAGCAGTTCCAGATAGGAGATGATTTGCTCCCGGTCGATTTTCACGACATCCTCTTTGGCCGCATTCAACTGGACGCTCAGCCGGGATTGCTCAGTCTCAAGCTCGACCATCCGGGTGCGGGTGGCCTCTGTGATAATCCCCATCTCGATGGCTTTCAGCATATTCGAGGTGGCTTTTTTATTTTCCTCCAACTGCTGCTCCAGCGCCTCGATCTGGAGGTCATTGTCGTGCTTTTCCCAGTATTCGACCGTCCGATCTGCCATCCATTCAATGACATCGTCGGTCAGGCAGTACATTTTGATGGCTTGCGCTACGGCCGGTTCAATGACATCCCGGCGGATGTTCTTCTTGTCACAGGCGTGCTCGGTGCGCCGTTTCTGGCAGGTGTAGTAGTAATGCAGCTCTCCATTTCGGCTGGTTCCAGATACGCCCGTCATGTAGCTGCCACAGTGTCCGCAGTGCAGTTTCCCGGTCAGCAGATAATCTTCTGCCCCGACACGGTGCCGGGTTCCAACTGGGTTCTTTTTCATCCTCATGGCCTCCTGTACCCTGTACCACAAATCGTCACTCACTATGCGTGGAATGCCATCAACCACCCGGACATCCCCGTATATGTAGATGCCTCTGTACCGTTCATTCTGGCAAATGCTCTGGAAGCTGCCCTTGTTCCAGTTGGCTCCCTTGCTGGTCTTGATGCCCTGGGCATTGAGATCTCTCGCAATGTCCACGAACAGGTCACCGGCAGCCACACGGGTGAATATTTCCCGGACAACGGCCGCATTCGCATCATCCAGCACCACACGACCGTCCTCACCCCGCTTGTAGCCCAAGGGCTGCCGACCATTTGCCATGCACTTGCTGGCGTTGTCATATAAGCCTCTGGTGATGTCCTCTGCCATATTCTCGCTGTAAAACTGGTTGACATTCATCATGTTCCGCAGCGCAAAACGCCCGGCGGCGGTATCGTCAAAATCCTCCTCGGCATAAAACACCTTTACACCGTAATCGTCCAGCTTCGCCTCGTTGACCATGGCTTGCAGCATATTGCGCCCGATACGGTTGGACTTCCACGCCACGACAGCCTGAAACTTCCCTTTTCCAGCATCCCTCATCATCTGCTGGAAACGAGGCCGGTTGTCCGTCTTGCCGCTGATTGCCCTGTCCTCGTATGTACCAACAATGCGCAGTCCAAGAGCAGCTGCGTACTTCGTACACTCTGCGATCTGCTGCTCAATGCTGACCTCTCGCTGATTGTGGGAAGAGTAGCGGGCGTAGATAACGGCATCTTGACCCGCAGCGATATTCTTTTTTCGGGCCATCAACCATCACCGCCCACATCAATATGGTAAATTCCATTATCATCTGCAAACTGAATTTGCTTTCCGTTCCACATTCCGAGTGCTTCCAGCTCTGGCATAAGCTCAAACCACTGTTGTTCTGAAATGACCGGAATATTTAGAGCTTTGGCCTGATCGATTTTCTTCTGCATTGGATTGCTGCACGCAACCAAAACACCAATCTTCTTCGACACACTCATATCCGCAGTCAAACCGTATGCTGAGAAAATATCGAGAAAATCTAATCGGCTTCGCAACATAACCGGAGTTCCAGCTACATACACCCGTTTATATTCTCTCAGTCGAAGCGCGATTTCTTTCAAATTCATAAAACGGCCTCCGCAACGTAATTCACAATATTATGCCGGAAACGCACAAATTTTTCCGATTTTCGGTATAATTCCACGATTCCATGAAAAGCGGGTGCGTATTTGATATAATTCAGTTGCTGCCGACAGTAAATTTGAGAAAGGAGCCATGCCGTATGACTACGAGCGAATGGTCGGATATCTTTGCCAAAGTCAAAAAACTGTCGGATGCTGATAAGGAGTGTTTACTTATTTTTCTGCACGCTCTGAAAGGTAACGGAGATAATTCAGCGCCTCCTGCTGCCGTTCTGCCGGTAAATCAAGAAGCAGCTCAATAATTTCAGCCGTTTGGCCGTCCTCCTGCTGGAGGGCGGCCTTTATCATTTCTTTGGGGGTATGACCCAGCAGAGAGTCCAGCGATTCGCCCAGCTCGTCCGCAATGGCGCAAGCTGTCACCAACGAAATAGAATCGCTGCCGCTCAGTTCTTCCTCGATTTCCTGAACGCTGATGCCAGCAGCCTCTAAGTCGGCAGGATCCGCATTATTCAAAATCTGCATCACGCTGTCACGGAATTTAGAAGCCCACTCATTCCGGCTGGCTTCTTCATCCCATCCCATGATGTAAGACGGGGTCGTATCAAGTGCATCAGCGATTGCTTTAATTTTAGATTGCGTGAGGACACGGAGGCCAAGTTCAATTTTATTGATAGATGATTTCGACTTGTATCCGATTTTCTTTGCCAACTCTTCTTGGGACATTCCCAATTCTTCACGTCGAATTTTCACTCTTTGTCCGATGGTCATGGTTTTGTATCCCCCTAAATTCTTCTGATGCAATTATAATACGGCGTAGGCATGAGGTCAACATTTTTTCAGATTTTTCAAAAAAATAGTTGACATTTGGTCTACGGGGTGGTAATATACGCCCAGTAGACAACCGGTCTACGCCGAACGGAAAGCGAGGTGAATTTACTGTGACCAATACTACTTTGCTTAAAGCAAAGATTGATGCCTCCGGCTACAAGATGAAGTATATTGCAGATCGCATTGGCCTTTCATACCAGGGATTTTTGAATAAAATCCGGAATAAAACTGATTTTACTGCACCTGAAATCAAAGGTCTGTGCGAGTTGCTCCACATCGAAACGGAGGAAATGGAGCGGATTTTTTTTGCTCCGTGAGTAGACTATTTGCCTACTTAAAAACAGGAGGACCACATGGACACCACAATTCACATCAACGTGGCCGATATTCCCCCGGAAGTCGGTGAGAGCTTTGGCCGCGTGACGCTGGCGGGATTCAAAAAATTCATCGCCCAGCCCGGGAACCGTGAGAAGCTGGAAGCCCAAACGGCTGCCCGCAAGGCTCGCAAAGAAAGGGAGTGTAAAGAATGACCCGGATTCTGATGATCGTGTACGGCATCACCGCCGAACAGGCAGCAGCTCGTGCCCCGGCGGCGCAGTTTGCTGTGACCTCTGTTATCGCAGCCCTGTTTGTCTGGCTGGACAGCATGGGGATGTTCGATGATGTAGGCCGCTGGATGGGGCGCAAGCTCCGGGAGGTGCTGGATGCTGTATCCGACTGACGAAGAAGCTGGCTACCCTGAGCCTCCTGTGTGCCCCCTCTGCCACCAGAGGTGCGATACCATCTACCGCACCGATGATGGCACAATCGTTGGCTGCGACCGCTGCTTAGAGGCCGCAGATGCATGGGAAGTCAACGAGTGCTTCCCGGAAAAGGAGTGATTTTTATGAAAGGATTGGTATTTGACACTGAGAATCGGATTCAGCTCAAGGACTTCGGCGAACCGCTGCTGGATAACCTCCAGAAAGAGGTCGGCGGTTGCATCGAGGTGGTTCATCCCAAGTATCTGCCGGAAGGACTGTGCATGGTGATTGATGATGAGGGACTGCTGAAAGGCTACGCCATCAACAGCATTGCCAGCATTCTCTACGGTACGCCGGAACATGGTCAGCCCATTGTGGGCACCGCTGTGATTCTCCGTGAGGGCTTTGTGGCCGGGGAACTCGACTTTATGAGTCTGGATGACGGAGATGAAGTTGGCCTGATGCTCTTGTTCTCTGCGCTCGGTATCTGCATCAAGAACGAAAGCGAGGCTGAGTGATGGATCTGGAAAAATTCTACTTCACATACGGCTCAGATGATGTTCAGCCGTACTGCGGAGGATGGACAGAAATCTGGGCGCCCAACTACCACATGGCGTGTCAGGCGTTCCGGGCAGTCCACCCTGACCGCATCCCCAATGTTCTCAACTGTGCCGGCGTGTACAGCGCAAAGGAGTTCGAGAAAACCAAGATGTTCGGCTCGGAGGGAAACTTCGGCCGCCGCTGCCGGGAAACCATCACGCTGAACATCGCTGTCAGCAAGACCGAGGAGGTGATTTTTTGAAAGTAAGAGGTAAAAAGCTGACCCGCCGCCAGAAAGAAGCTCTCTCTGCACAGGGATGGGATTTCCGTCTGTATCTCTGCGTCCGGGATGCTCCCGACTTCATGGAGCTGGTCAACCGCACCACCGGCAAGTACGTCATGTTCCGCAAGTAAACCCACAAACTGAAAAGGAGTAAACATTATGATTCGCAATCCCAACGACATTCAGGACGGCGCAAAGAAGATTCGTATGCTCATCGCTGGCTATCCCGGCATCGGCAAGTCTACGCTGGCTCTGTCCGCTCCCCGCCCGCTGCACATTGACTGCGACTTCGGCATTGACCGTATCGAGCCCCGGTACCGTATGCCGTACATTCAGCCCCGCAGCTATGACGAGATTCTGAACGACCTGAAGCCGGAGAACCTCAACGACTTTGAGACGCTGGTGTTTGATACCGCCGGTAAGCTGATTTCCCTGATGGGTCTGTGGGCTATCAAGCAGAATCCCAAGTACGGCCAGCGTGATGGCAGCCTGTCCCTCAAAGGTTACGGCTTCGTAGGTCGTGAGTTCGTCCGGCTGATGGACTACTGCTTCTATGAGCTGAAGAAGAACATCGTGGTCGTGTTCCACGCCACCGAAGAAAAGGATGGCGACAACACCCGCCTCCGCATCAAGGTCGAGGGCCAGACCAAGAACAACGTCTGGGAGCCTATGGATCTGGGCGGCTTCGTGGAGATGTACGGCAACGACCGCACCATTGGCTTCTCCAACTGCGAGAAGTATTTCGCCAAAGGCACCCGTGGCATCCACGGCATCTACAAGATTCCGGCCCTCACTCCCGGCAGCCAGAACGACTTCCTGACCAAGCTGTTCGAGGAGTACAACAGCAAGGCCGCCGAGGAAGTGGCTGCAAACGCCAAGGAAAACGAGGCGTACGAACAGGTTATGCGGGATGGCAGCAAGATTATTGCCGGCATCAAGGATGCAGATACCGCCAACGCCGCCATGCAGCCGTTCAAGGCTCTGCACCATCACCTGACTTCCAGCCGGGAACTGAACGCCCAGTGGAAAGCCAAAATCGCAGCCCTCGGCCTGACGTTCGACCCGAATTCCGTCCAGTACAAGCCCGCAGAGGAGGCACAGTAATGGCTGCATACCTCGTCACTCACTCGCTGCTGTCCTCGTGGCTGCATCTCATTCGGGAGAATCCTTACGAGGATTTGACCACCGAGGGCGACCCGCTGGCGGAGTTCATGCTGGTACTGCGCCGAGAGCCTACGCCCCGGACGGAGGCCATGCAGAACGGCATCGACTTTGAGAACCTCGTGACCAACATTGTCAATGGCCACGATGACCTCAGCAATCCGTGGAGCTGGGCTGCCGGGCAGATTGCTGCCATCATCAATGGTGGACAGCTGCAGTTCAAAGCCCGCCGGAAGATTCAGGTGCGGGGCATGGATGTGGTTCTGTATGGCCGCCTCGATGCCCTCAAAGCCGGAACCATCTACGACATCAAGTTCAGCAAGGGCTATGAGCGCGGAAAGTTCTATTCCAGCACCCAGCATCCCACCTATATGCTGCTGATCCCGGAGGCCCAGACGTTCTCCTACCTCGTCAGTAATGGCATGGATGTCTGGACAGAGTGCTATCGCCGGGATGAAACGCCCGACATTCGCCCCATCATTTCGGACTTTTTCGACTGGCTGGATGCTTTCGGTCTGATGGATGTGTTCAAGGAACACTGGAAAGCCTTATGACCGGGCGGCTGGTGGATATGAGCTTCAGCCTGAACCGCAAGCAGCGTATCACGCTGGAAGTTGATTCTGATTTCCGAAACCTGTGGGACAAGCTGAATCAGGAGCCACTGTTGGACATTGAAATCAAGAAGCACCGCAACAAGCGCAGCCACAGCGCAAACGCTTACTTCCATGTTCTGGTCAATAAGATCGCCGCCGAAACTGGCGAATCGGATGACCTTGTGAAAGAACGGCTGGTTGTGGCCTACGGCACAGTTGCGAGGGACAAGGATGGCTGCACCGTGGGCTTCAAACTTCCGGTCAGCGTGGATGTTCACGACCTCTACAAATACACCCGCTGCTTTGATGTGCGGGAAGAGGACGGAAAATGGTTCAACTGCTACTTGGTTTACAAGGACACCAGCAAGATGGACACGAAAGAATTTTCACACCTGATTGACGGTGCGATTGATGAAGCCAAGGCTCTGGGTATCGAGACGGATACCCCGGAGCAGTTGGCCCGGTACAAGGAGGAATGGTCACGATGAAAGGCCGAATCGTCATCTGCGACTACTGCGGAACGCCCGCAGACTTCGTAGACAGTTCGGTGGTTTACCACGGCCACAGCTTCGGCATGATTTACCTCTGCCCTCGCTGCGGTGCCTATGTCGGCGTACACAAGGGGTCTGACAAACCCCTTGGCCGCTTGGCAAATTCGGAGTTGCGCAACTGGAAAAAGGCAGCTCATGCAGCATTTGACCCGCTCTGGAAATACGGTCCCTACCGTGGCCGCCGGAATGAGGCCTACCGCTGGCTGTCCGAGAAGATGGGCACCCCGATTGAATTTACGCATATTGGAATGTTCGATGTGGACCAGTGCCGCAAGGTGGTCCGCATCATGCGAGAAGAAAGGAACCAGTTATGGAAGATTTGAACGTCCAGACCATCGCTATCCCGGTTGAGGAGTACAAGGAACTGCTCCAGAAGCAGACCGAACTCAGCCTCATTTATCACAAGGGTGCACGCGGCAGCGTTTACGACATTGGTAACTTTGTGCTGGATTTGATGCTTGCAGTTCATCCGGAGCTGATTACCAAGCAGGAGGACACCGATGCTGAATAATTGCACATTTCAGGGCCGCTTCGCTGCTGATCCTGAAATGCGGACCACACAGAGCGGTTTGACGGTGGCCAGCTTCCGCATGGCCGTTGACCGGGATAACGTCGGTCAGGATGGCCAGAGGGCTACCGACTGGTTGAACTTCACGGCATGGCGAAAGACGGCGGAGTTCGTCTGCCGATACTTCCACAAGGGCAGCATGGCTCTTGTGGAGTGCCAGTGCCAGACCCGGTCCTATCAGGACAAAAATGGCCAGAACCGTACCGCGACCGAGTTTGTGGTCCAGAAGGTTCACTTCTGTGGCCCCAAGACGGAGCAGCACGTCGATGATGGCGGCGAAGCTCCCCCGGCGGACTACCAGCAGCCGACCTATCAGAACCAGCAGCCGCAGCAGATGGGCTTTGGCACCCAGAGCCAGCGGCAGCAGTGGCAGGGCGCAAATGCAGTACCCGGCACTGTGCAGCCCAGCTATTCGCAGGGTGATCCTGATGACTTCGCTGTCATTGACGATTCCGATGACCTGCCGTTCTAAGGAGGTTTGGTAATGGCAACAGGCAAAAGGTACTATTGGATAAAGCTCAAGGACTCGTTCATGAATTCAGAAGTGGTCGATTTTCTTATGAGCCAGCCAAACGGTGCCAGTTACGTTGTCTTATATCAAATGCTCTGTCTCAAAACAATCAATACGGATGGCCGCCTTACCTGTCAGATAGGCGATATCATCGTCCCGTTCGATATTGGGAAGATTCAGCGTGACTGCAAATACTTCACGCTGGACACCATCCGTGTTGCTCTTGGCTTATATAAACAGCTCGGTCTGATTTACGAGGAACAGGACGGAACGCTGGTTCTCGTAAACCACGCCGAGATGGTTGGAAGCGAAACTGATTATAGCGCACAGAAGCGGATGCAGCGTGAGAATCGCCGCAGACAAATTCCCGTACAGTGTGCGGACAGTGATGAGGACAACTCTGTGGACATTGTCCATACAGATATAAGAGATAAGAGAAAAGATATAAGAGATATAGAGAATAGAGATAAAGACGATGGTACGGCGGCTGTCGATGCTGGCCTGTCTGAGATTATCCGCTCTTTCGAGGACAACATTGGCAGCTTTCCTCCGGCGGCGAAAGAATCCCTGCTCCAATGGCGGCAGATATTCACGGATGACCTCATCCTGCTGGCAATCAAAAAAGCTGCCTTGTCAGGGGTTCGCAGATGGAATTACGTCAATGGAATCTTGAAGGCTTGGAAAAACGAGGGTGTGAAAACCCTTGGTGATGTACAGGCGCGTGACCAGCGGCGCAAACCAGCAGCAGACCAGCAGCCGAAGCGGTCCGCCGCCGAGGACTACGATTTTATTTTTGGAGGCTCAAATGACAGTTGAATGTTTGAAAAGCTCAATGCTGCGCATTGAGCGGTATTTCGGGAAGGAACTCTCGACCGATGAGCGTACAGCACGAGCGGAAGTCTACGCCGCTGCACTGAAAGAAATCCCGGACGATGTGGTTTCGGCGGCTCTTGTAAAAGCGCTGACGGTCTGCCGCTATCAGAACCAGCTCCTCGTGGACTGGTGTGCGGAAATCCGCAAGATTCAGGATGTTGGGCGTCCAACGGCGAACGACCTCTGGAACGACGCTGCTGTGGCCGCACGGAAAATCGAAGCAAACCTTTACTATATGCACATCGGTGGCCTGATTACTGTTGATGGCAAGCTGAACCGCGACGATTTGAAGCGCCGCAATGCTGAAATCTTTGCGGCGCTCCCGGTGGCAGTACAGCGGTGGGCTGGCTCCCCGGAAGATTTGAGCGACATTTTTTCCAGCCGGAGCACAGCAGATCTGCGCCAGTTCGTTCGTCCTGGCTTTGACCGGACTGTGCAGGATGCCCCGGTTGAGAGTTTGCAGCCTCCGGCTCTGCCCGGCGGTGCAGCCCCGGCACAGATTGGAGGTGGCACGACATGAGGCCGAAAAGACCATTCCGCAGCCTGATCGTGTGCGTTTCGTGTGCGATGGTTGGCTGCATCCTCGCAAGCACGGCCTACTCCCGGCGAGTAGACGAGCTGGAAATCGAGCGGGACATCTACGCCAGCCGCTTCCAGAACTGGCAGATGCGGGCTATCGATGCAGAGGAAAACGCCAGCCATCTTCAGACCGAGGTTGACAACTTGACCGCAGAACTGGCAGCGCAGATCGATTTGACACTTACATACGCCGGGTCATTCAGCTGCACTGCCTACTGCACCGAGGAATACGCCCACATCTGCGGCGAGGGACACGGCATTACATCCAGCGGCGCAAAGGCGCAGCCGGGCGTGACCGTGGCAGCTGACACCAGCATCCTGCCCTACGGCACGGTGATCTATATCGAGGGTGTAGGTCTCCGGGTCGTTCAGGACACCGGGAGTGCTGTGGTAGGTAACAAGCTGGACGTGGCGGTAAACACCCATGCAGAGGCTCTGAGCTGGTCTGGCTGGGGTTCTCACCGGGTCTGGATTGTCACAGCAGGAGGTGACGCTGATGCGGACACCTAAACAGAAAACCTCCGCCCAGAAGCGGTATGAGCAACTCAAGTCCCGTGGCCTGTGCGTTGCCTGTGGAAAAGTGCCGGCGCAGCCCGGCAAAACCAAATGCATCCAGTGCGGCATCAACGCCAGCAAGTCGGCGCTGAGCTGGTATTACCGCAAGCACAAGGAGGTGCAGCATGGCACTGAATGAATATGGAGTCAAACTGGACAGCAACGGCTATGCACCCAGCATCCTCAACCAGCAGCCCACCTGCCTGATTTGCGGGCGATACCACACGGCCCGGCACGAGGTCTTTTATGGCCCCTACCGGGATAAGAGCAAGCGCTTGGGGCTGTGGGCGAATCTCTGCCCGTGGTGTCACCAGAACGGCCCGAACGCCATCCACCGCAACCATGACGAAGATCTCCGCTTGAAAAAGTGGGCGCAGAGAAAGGCCATGGAGCATTACGGGTGGCCGGAGGAGAAGTTCCGGCAGGAGTTCGGGAGGTCGTACCTGTGAGCACTTGCCCGATTATCGCCATTGACCCCGGCAATGCCCAGTCTGGCTACTGCGTTATCGACCGCAACACCCTGCGCCCGCTGGAATTCGGCAAGGTTGACAACGCCGAGCTGCTGCGGAAGCTGGCCTCTGCCACGGAGCAGGGCTGGCGGTGGGCGGTCATCGAGATGGTGGCCTCCTACGGAATGTCGGTAGGCCGGGAGGTGTTCGATACCGTCCTCTGGATCGGCCGTTTCTACCAAGCCCTGAACGCCTGCTGCCCAGTACGGCTGCTGTGCCGCATCGAGGAGAAGCAGCACATCTGCCACAACAGCCGCGCCAATGATGCCGCCATCCGGCGGGCACTGATTGACCGATTCGCAGACCACGACCTCAAAAATGGCCGCGGAACAAAAAAGAACCCGGATTTCTTTTACGGCTTCAAAGCCGATGTGTGGGCAGCCTACGCTGTGGGTCTGACCGCCATTGAAAACCGAGAGAACGATTATCATTTTTCTGCTACTTGAAAGGAGCACATACCATGGATAGCTACGAAAACGAAGCCTCTAAGTTCGCCGCCCAGCGCACCAAGCTGAAGAACATCTGCGAGGCGCACGACCTGACCTACACGTTCATCAAGAACAGCTACCCCATCAAGCTGATTATCCGCCCCATCAAGGGTGTGGGCGAACAGATGTCCATGCTGGAAACCGCCAGCGAGGACAGCTACATCTCCCCGGATGCCTACCTCCTGTTCACCATGAAGGATGGTGTGCTGGTCTACCGCATGAGCAAGACCTTCACCATTGAGGATGCCCTGTTCGGCAAAATCAAGAACATCTTCAAGAATATGCACTCCTACTACTGCCAGTTCTTCTTCCGGGAACTGATCGAGAGCGGCCGACTGAAAGCCATCGGCGGGAAGATGCCGGAAATCCCTGAAACCGCTGCAAAGGAGCCTGAGGAAAAGGCTCCCGACCTGCCCCCGGATGCCGAAAAGCTGGAAGAAATCGAGGATGATACCGATGATGCAGACGATGCCGAGGCCGAAGCGCCCGCAGAGGACGAGCTGGCAAAGGCCACCGAGATTGCCCGGCAGAACGACGGCATCACGCAGGCCTTGCTGGAACAGCAGATGGGTGTGACCGCAGAAAAGGCCATCGCCCTGCTGGATGAACTGGAAACGGCCGGCGTGATTGACTTCTACGATGGCCGCTACTACCTCGCCAAGGCAGACAGCGAGGAGGAATAATCCATGGCAAAGGCAGCAGTAACGCGCAGCATCCGGGACGACCACCAGAAGAATTTCCTCAAAATCTTCAATGGCCTGACCGGAAAACATAGCCGCTGGGAGATTTGGGAGGATTTCGTCACCCTGACCGCTATTGAGATCTCAAACAGCACGGACAAGGTAAACGCCACGGAGCGCACCAAGATGTATCAGACCATCATTTCCAAATACTCCGCCAAAGAGCGGGACGGCATGGCCGAAATGCTGGCCGAGGTGGTCATGGGCATGGAACAGAACCCCGACCAAGATTTCCTCGGCTCCTTGTACATGATGTGTGAGCTGGGCAATGACCACGCCGGGCAGTTCTTCACCCCCTACGATGTGTGCCGCTGCATGGCCGAGATCACATTTGACCCGAAGCTGCACCCGGACATGGAGGGCTTCATCTCGGTATCTGACCCGGCCTGCGGTGCTGGGGCCACGCTGCTTGCCTTTTTGAACGTCTGCAAAAGACGGAATATCTGCTACCACAACAAAGTCCTTGTCATAGCCCAGGACATTGACTTCATCGTTGGGCTGATGTGCTACATCCAGTGCAGCTTTATGGGCTGCGCTGGATATGTAGTCATCGGTGACACCCTTGTGAATCCGGCAACCGCTTATGATAAGCGTGGGCTGCTGCCCGCCGGGCCGCAGAATCGCATTTGGTATATGCCATTCTTCTCCACCGACATTTGGTATATGCGGCGGCGGATAGCCCAAATGAACCTTTTGCTGGAGCCCAAAGGCGAACCGGTAAAAATTAAAAAAGTAGATACTAAACCCGCAAATTTGCAAAAATCTATCAAAAATGAGCCGAAAGCCCAGGAAAATGAGCCTCTTAACGAAACCAAAACCGGGCAGCTCACGTTTTTCTAACCTGAATCAAGAAAGGAGTATCCCTATGGCAGACATTACTTACATCCCCATCCGGCAGCTGTACCCTCACCCTGATAACCCCCGCAAGGAACTGGGCGACCTGTCCGAACTTGCCGCCAGCATCAAGGAAAACGGCGTGTACCAGAACTTGACCGTAATCCCCGGCCACTACCTCAACAGCCGGGAGTACATCGCAAAGTGCGTTGACGAGGGTGGGGATGCAGCCGCAGCAGCGGCAGCATGGACACCCAAGGCTGTGTGGTCCAGCGAGGACTACACTATCATCATCGGCCACCGCCGGGCTGCGGCAGCGCAGCAGGCAGGGGTGTACGAGCTGCCCTGCGCCATCGTAGAGATGGACGAGCGGGAGCAGATGCAGACCATGATGATTGAGAACATGCAGCGCAGCGATTTGACGGTCTATGAACAGGCACAGGGCTTCCAGATGATGATGGACTTTGGGCAGACCGTGGAGCAGATCTCCGACAAGTCTGGCTTCTCACAGTCCACCGTTCGGCGGCGTATCAAGCTGCTGGAACTGAACCACGACAGCTTCAAGAAAGCCGAAAAGCGCGGTGCAACCCTGTCTGACTTCGCCCAGCTGGACAAAATCGAGGACTTGGAAGCCCGAAACCGGGTATTGGAGACCCTCGGCACGCAGAACTTCAACCGGGCTATGCAGGATGCGCTGAACACGCAGAAGTGGAACCATTACCGGGATGACATCATTGCTAAACTTCAGGAGTTCGCAAGGCGAGTAGATGATGCCGACAGGCAGAAATACTCCTACGTGAAAAGCTGGGGCAGCTGGAAAATGAACTGCAAAGACGAGTTCACCGTACCTGATGATGCCGGTAAGGTCGAATATGTGTTCGAGGTTGGCAAAACTGACATTATCCTCTACAAGAAGCAAGATGCAGCTGTCGAGGACGAGGAAAACGCCGCACGAGAAGCGGCACGGGCTGCTGACGAGCTTGCTCACGAACAGTTCTCCAGCACAACCAAATTCATGTATGAGTTGCGCCGGGACTTCGTGAAAGACCTGACCCCGGCAGAGTGCAAAAAGCATTTTTCGGCCATCATGGAATACGCCACGCCGCTGCTGTCTGGGTACGGCCGAGTAAGGGATGATGAAAATGTGCTGCATCTGCTTGGTGTTGCCTTGGACGAACAGGTTCAGGATGACACCGAACTGGAAGATGCACTGAAAATGTTCAACGCCTATGATACCGAGTCGGAAAAAGTTCTACTGGCAATGGCCTTTGATGCGCAGGACAGCGAGCGCACGGGTTATTGGAGTACCATCTGGAGCAGCGAAGCGGGCAAGAGCGTGTATAAGCACAACGAAAACATCCCCCTCAATCGTACCTATGAGCTCCTGACATCCCTCGGCTATGAAATGGCCGATGACGAAAAAGCCTTGCAGGACGGCACCCACCAGCTTTTTGCGGTGTATGGCTCCGGCAGCAAAGCGGACACACCCTGTGATAAGTGCAAAGCTGCTCACCCTGAATGCGACAAGTGTTGCAAGACCTGTGATGACCACTGCAATGCGTTCCAGCTGTGCAGAAAGGAGTATGGCGAATGACCGACCTTGTAAAGTGTGACCGCTGCGGCACACCGTTCAGCATCCAGACAGCCGGCATCCGCAGCACATGGAGCGGCGATTACATGGTGCAGTATTTCACCTGCCCCGGCTGCCACCATCGCTACCAGATTCTGACCACGGACACCGAACTGCGCCAGACCGTTCAGCAGCACAAGAAAATTGCCGCAAAAATCCGCATGGGCAAGAGCAAGAATTTCCGGCCGGGAACTCTGAAAAAGTATCAGGCGGAAATGGAAAAGCTGGAGACTGAGCAGAAAAAACGGCGGGATGAACTGATGGACAAGGGCAACGAGATCCTTGCCCAGCTGGGAGAGGAGTAAACCATGGGTGATTTGAAAGAATACGCTGACCGCCTCAAGTTTGAAATCATGGCGGCTGACTTCCTGACCACTGAAGACCGGGAAATGGTCTTTGACCTCATCGAGAAAGTGCTGGGTGATGACAATGCCTGATCAGATCTTCATCAACATTGCGATACTGGCCGTGGGCGTGGCTATCGGTGCCCTGCTGGGCGAAACCAGCCGGCAGCAGCATGACCGCCAGCTGTTCCGGGAGTACATCAGCTTTATGACTGAATCGGAACACAACAACGAGCTTCTGTTCCGGGAAGTGATTCGGTTTCAGACCGAGAAAGGAGCCGACCATGAGAAAGAGTAATCGCCCGCCGGAGCCCGGCGCACGTGGGCTTCTGCGCCTGACCTGCCCCTGCTGCGGCAAGGAGTTTGGTACATATCTCCACATTCCGCAGATGTCCATAGGCTGCCGCTGCGGGGCTACGATCTCGCTTGAGAGGGGGCTTGCCCCCTATGAGTTCGCCTGCGGCTGCTGCGGGCTGGTGGCCAAAGGCAAGACCAACATCATGGAGCCGGAGATCACCATTCCCTGCAAGTGCGGCAACCCTATCACGCTGCACTGGAACAAGGACACACGGAGGTACATCGAATGACCCTAGAAGAAGCCTGCCGACTCATTGACCCGGCAACGGATTTGGACGCGCTGGCCGAGGTTGAGTATTACAATGGCTTCAAGGGTAAGGAAGCCGCTGCGAAGACCCTCCGGGAAGCGAGCCAGATGGTCGTTGATTTTATCCGTCGTGTATCGTGGCACGATGCCAAAACCCCGCCGCCTGTCCACGATGAAAGCTGGGAGAACGCGGGAGAAAAGCACTGCTGCATCATGAGCGAACTTGTGTGGGTCTGCTGCGAGAGCCGGAACACCATGAAGGGCTGGATTGAAAACGGCAAGTGGTACATCGAGGATGGCCGCCCAGCGGCAGATACGCCCTATGGTGCTGTGAAGTTCTGGGCTCCGCTGCTGGAGCCGCCGGAGGTGAAAAAATGAAAACCATCACAGTTAAGCATGAGGTTTCGCCGGGTCGTGAAAGTTGCGAATTCGGCGGAGATTTTTGGGGCAAAGAGGTGTGCAAGTACCATACGTTTCGTACTCAAACCCACGGACGCAAGGCTCCACCGGAGTACAGAAAACCGAAGTGTTTACTGTTCGACTGCTGGCTTGAACAGCCGTACAAAAAGTGTGAGGCTTGCAAGAAAGCGTGTATGGAGGCTGAACATGACAACGGAACGACTGCATTTCATGGTTGAATCTCCGGCCAACTTTGTCAGACTGGCCTGCACAATTCTTTTTGAAAAAAAAGAAGCAATGGCCGAATGGGCTGCCACATGGCATGACGTGTTCGATTGTGCCAATGGCGAACAGCTTTTTCTTCAATTCATGGAAGAACTTTTCCCGGACGGCTGCACCATTGGAGAAAAGGAGCTTAAACAGATAACGGATAGAGCAGTCCGCTACTTGCAAACCGAAACCCACTGCCTTGACCTGAAAGCCGGTCACGATAAGTCTCGGTTTACCTACTGGGTGTCCTTTACTCCTGAACACAAAGTCTATGAATGCGAGTTCGCTCGGCATGAGGAAACCATTATTGAAATCCTTACCGCATTCTTCGGGAAGTCGATCGCAGGTTACAGTCTGGACGCTTTGAAGCGCTTCATTCTCCGTTCCTTTGAGATCCGCTCTGATAATTCATCGGTACGGTCTATTGCAGAGGATGTAGACTTTATCCAACGGGCGGTATTTGCCCGGAGTTTTGGCAACGGCAGACAGGAGGTGCCGAAATGAAATGGGTTGCACTTATCTATGCAGCGGAGTGGATTTCAGTGGGGTTGGCGGTGTCAACCGCAATCAACGCCACCGGAAATCTGAGAGCGCTTTGGTTCTTTTTGATTCCGGCATTATTCGGCGTTAGCTATCATGATGGCGATGAGGGCGGGAAGAAATGAGTTGCTTATCCTGTGAGAACTACATACCCCTTCACCCGCCCATCCAGCGCACTGATGCCAAAGGCCAGACCTATACAGTTCCGGGCCTGTGCAAAATTGGTGCAGACCACATAATTTGTGGACTTCCGGTCTACCTTCCGACAGCGAAATGTGATAAAATAATAGAGGCGCCGCCGAAAGACGGTAGCTGAATTATGACGGAGGTAGGTTGTGACATTACAGGAATTGTCCAAGTATTATGACATTCAGATGACCCTCGAAAAAGACCGTGAAGCCTTGGAGAATCTTCGGCAGAAAATCAATCCTGCCTCCCCACAGCTGACGGGTATGCCACATACGCCCGGTGTTCGGGACAAGGTGGCGGATCTGGCTGTGGAACTGGCTGACATGGATGAACGTGTCCGCTGGTTGGAGGAACAGGCAGCGGAAGAAAAGCCCAAGGTCGAGGCGTACTGCAAGAGCATCATGGATGCCCGGCTTTATCTGATCTTCCGGCTGCGGTTTGTCCGCTGCTACTCGTGGGCAGAAGTTGCCGGAGCACTCGGAAAGTGCTACACGGAAGCCGGGGTCAGCCGGATGGCCTACAACTACCTCGAATCACACTGACACAAGAAACAAAACCACCTGTGTACGCTGACAAAGAACGCAGGTGGTTTTCTTATGCAGATATTCGTCCTCAAAAAACATTTATTCGTAAATTTTGGATTTTTTTGATTAGACTATTTACATCTGATAGCAGATGTGTTATAATGATGGCGTCGGAAGGACACCCTCATAAAACAAACGGAGGCAAGTAAAAATGAAGTATTCTTGGACTACTGCTCGTGGCGCAAAGATTGATCTTGACATTGATGTGAAGGTCATCACCGAAGAAACCCTCTGGAATGATGGCAACGAGGTTACGGTCCCTTGCCATAAGTGGCAGTACACCATCAATTCCCTGATTGTGAACGGTCGTGAGATGAAGGCTGGTGCCTACAAGCAGCAGATCGGCCGTTGGCCGGAGAACGTGCATTACGCATTCGGCGTGTATGTGATGGCCAATGGCAAAAAGCAGCAGGCATTCGTCGAGATCCCCGATGAAATCGAGAGCGAAATCTACGGCGAAGAGCGGGCCTATCAGAAAGCAAAAGTCGAAAAAGAGCTTGCTGTTGGCGAAGAATACGAAAAGCATTACAACGCCGTGATGGATATGATGAACAAATAAACGATGTGGCTGCGCTATCGGCTTGACGGGCTTTTGGAAAGGGAAACGGATATGGATGCACTTGTAACGTCGGCCCTCCGTCTGAACGAGCAGGGATTGAGCGTGGCCGGAATCGCACGGAGGCTCAAGATCAGCGAGCAGAAGACCAGAAAAATTTTGATCACTGCCGGTGCGTGGTCCAGCCCGCTTTCGCTGAAAATCGCAAAGATGAGGGAGGACGGGAAGAGCATTGATGAAATCGCCGAATCTCTCGGGATAACTCGGAATGCCGTCCTGAGCTATACTCCGTATGACCGAGGGATGCAGGGCGCAGAGTATCCAAGTGTCAACGCCTTGCGAATCCGAGCTTGCAGGGCAAAGAAAAAGGAGAAACGGGATGGCTAAAGCTAAATTCGACCAGCAAGCGTACAAGGACGCTTACAATAAAGCCAAATACGATCAGATTATTATTCGTTTACCTGCCGGAAGTAAAGACAAAATAAAAGAAAAAGCGGCGGCGAAAGGGATGAGCGTAACGGCATATATTTGGCAGTTGGTTCAGAGTGATGAATAAAAAATGCCCGGTGTTCTACTTAGAGCACCGGGCATTTTATTTTGCTTAAAACTCAAATTCAAACTAACTTATTCTAAATATTCAGCAAAATACTAAAATAAGTTTCACTTTTTGCCCGTCAAAAGTTGAATTCGACGTGGAATGAGTTGACATGATGATGGATGGTTTCACATGATGTGGGACGCTGGTGGATGATGTGAGAGGCTTTCAGATTGATTCAGATGACAACGGCTGCTCCAAGTGATATGATTAGGATGCAAAATTCAAATCAAGCCAAGCGGTGCTCACCATTCCCGGTGGGTGCCGCTATTTTATTGCCTGAAAGGAGGATTCCGGGCCGCACGTTGCTCCTTTGCGTGTGGCATCACCGCAGCACCCCGAAAAGCCGAGGTGCTGCAAGCTGGACATTTCGCCGTGCCCAGCCGCAAAGAAGGAGATTTTTCTATGTATCAGAAAATCAAGGCAAAATTCAAGGCAAACCCCACTATTTTCTACGCCTGCTCCATTGTCGCATCGTGGGCGGGAGTGGGCAGTCTGATGAACTTCCGTACCATTGCATTGCGATACGGCGCAGTTCCGGCAATCATCTGGGCGGTGTTCAATTCTCTGGCGTGTATCACATTCGGCCTGTTCGCTGACCGTGTTCCGTCCATCCGGCGCATCATGCAGAGCAAGGTGATGTTCTATTTCATCGGCCTGCTGACGCTGTTTCAGACGTGGACGCAGATGAGCGGCATCTACGAGATCTTCGGCGATACACCCATTGGAACCAAGGGCGGCATGATTATCGTGTACGTCACCTGCGTGGCGTTCCTGATTATGTTGCTCAAAGATGGCATGATTCGCAACGTGCTGTCCGATGGCTTTTCATGGGTGGTCGTTTATGGCCTGTTGGCCGTAGTAGTGGCTGCTGCTCTGGTGTACACTGGCGGCACATTCGCCGTCATCGACCCCGGTGTAAACGCCGCTGGTATTAAGGCTGGCGTGTACAACGGCTTACTTCTGCTGCCTGGCCCATTTGCTTGTCCGTATTACTATTCGCTGTTTGAGTACAACGATGAAAATACGGACGGAATCAAGCGCGGCAACATGAAAAAGGCCTTCGTGCTGGCGGGCGTGATGTTTGGCATCTACATGGTGCTGGCTGCGCTGCTCACGTGGGTGCGCTTCAGCCCGGTGTTGAACGTAATGAAAGCTATCTTGATTACGGTCATCGCCATTTCCTCGCTGTCTACCTATCTCTACTGCGAATATCTGGTTTTCGGCAAGAAGTTTGGCTTCGCACTGGACGTTCTCACCGTGGCCTCGTGGCAGATCCTGATTCCGCTTGGCGTTATGGGCATCTGGCAGCTGATGAGCACGATCCGCATCTACGTTGTCGTAGCCGCCGTCCTGTTCTCCATCGTTCTGGACCTCGTTTCTGACAGGAAGGAGGCCGCACGATGAACATCACGGTGAAGAAGCTGGCAGAGCTGCATAAGCCTACCCACAACATCCGCCGGCACTCCGACAAGCAAATCACCGAGTACATCCGCAGCATTGAGATGTTCGGTCAGGTGAAGCCGCTGGTCGTTGCCGAGGATGGCGAAATCATTGCCGGCAACGGTCTGTACGAAGCCTTGCTCCGCATGGGTCGGGAAACCTGCGACTGTTATGTGATGGTCGGGCTGACCGATGTGCAGAAGAAAAAGCTGATGATGGCCGACAACAAGGTCTATGAACTCGGCTTTACCGATGTGGATGCCATCGAAGAACTGGTCAAGGAACTGGACGGCGATGTGGACGTTCCGGGCTGGGATGCTGACCTGCTGGAAATGCTGAACAGCACCACGGATGAAGCTGATGAAGTAATCGGCTCCTATGGCGATTTCCCGGAAAACGAGATCGCACCCATCAACCGCCATCAGGCAGAGGAACACGTTCCGTATGCCGAAACACCGACCTACTCGGTGGCTCCCGCCCCACAGCCTGCTCCTACCGTCTCCGCTGCCCCGCAGCAGCCTTCCCCAGTGCTGGAGATGTCTACACCTTCCGAACCGCAAACCGCTGCTCCAGAGGCGGACAGTGGCGCGGAGCAGCACAGGTGCATCCGTTGCCCGAAGTGTGGTGAACTGATATGCCTGTGAAAGTAGTGGAAAGCAGCATGAACGTGCTGCAGGCGGCGAAAATCCGTATCCGCAACGTGTTCGCCAACGGCTGCAAAATCTATCTGTCGTTTTCCTCTGGCAAGGACAGCCTGTGCATGGCCAATCTCGTGTATGAGATGATTCTCTCCGGCGAGCTCGACCCCAAGCAGCTGACGGTGACGTTCATTGACGAGGAAGGACTTTACCCCTCCATGGTCGATGCAGCACATCGCTGGCGGCGTAACTTCCTGTCGGTCGGCGCAAAATTCTTATGGTTTTGCTTGCCGTTCAAGCAGGTATGCGTGATAGACCACCTTTCTGCGTCGGAATCGTGGATAACATGGGAGCCGGGCAAAGAAGATGTGTGGATGCGCACCCCGCCTGATTTTGCCATCAGGTACAGCCCATACCTGCACCACCCCGGAGAGATGAACTACCAGACGTTCTGCGAAAAGGCGTTCCGCGACGGCATTCAGCTGGTCGGCCTGCGCACGGCAGAAAGTCTGACCCGCTTTAAGTGCATCGCCAACACCAAGATGGAGCGTATCACAAAAGGCGGCAAGTTCTATCCCATCTACGATTGGGCTGATTCCGATGTTTGGCTGTACATCAAAGAGCGAAACCTTGAATTCCCTGAAATCTATATGCGTTTGTACGAAGCTGGTGTGCATAAAAATGCACTCCGGCTTTGCGCTTTCTTTGGAGATACCAGCACACAAGGCCTACGGTGGGTTGCAGAAACCGACAACGACCTGTGGGAGCGTATCCAGCGGCGAGAACCAAACGCCTACCTCGTTCTGCTTTACTGGGATTCCGAGATGTTCCGGCGCAGCACCCGCAAGCGGCGTGAGCTGGAAGCAGATACCGAACAGAAGGATTATAAAGCCCTCTGCAAAGACCTGCTGTTCCTCCACCCGGAGCGGTACACCATCGCCAAGGACACCTTATCCCACATCGACCACTGGCGAGGCCTGTTCATAAAGACCTACGGCATCGCTGAACAGAAACACTACAAAACCATGTATGAGGGGCTGCTGTACGGAGATCCCAAGATGCGTATCCTGCGCATCCTCTGGACCACCATCTACAACGACCACAACGCCCGCATCAAGGAGGAGCAGAACCATGGAAAGCATTGACGTATTCGCACCGCTGGCATCCCTCCAGTGGGTAGACCGCAACACCATCCACGCCAACGACTACAACCCCAACAAGGTCAGCGAGGAGAACCTGAAGCTGCTGGTGCAGTCCATCCTGACCAACGGCTGGACGCTGCCCATCGTGGTACGCCCGGACGGAACCATCATTGACGGCTTCCACCGCTGGACAGTATCAGGCCGTGAACCGCTGCTGTCCCTGCTGGGCGGCAAGGTGCCTGTCGTAGTCGTAGACCATCACGGTGACGAGAGTGCCGACGTATACGGCACCATCACCCACAACCGCGCCCGCGGCACACATCTGCTCGACCCCATGAAAGCTATCGTGAAGAAGCTCATGGACAAGGGCAAGACCGTGGACGAGATTGGCAAGCAGCTGGGCATGAAGCCCGAAGAAATCTTCCGTCTGTCCGGCTTCACCAAAGATGAGTTCCTGAACATGATGACCAAAGACCATCCGACATACTCCAAGGCCAAGGTCATCCGCAGCATCTGAGAGAGGAGCGTATCACAATGCCTGTCGTAGACATCTACGTTGATAAGCCTGTACCTGTGCAGGACATGAAGTTCACCTTCGTGTATGACCCTGCAATGGTTGACGCTGCGTTCCACCCGCCCGACAGCGGGCAGGAGCAGCCGTTCGGTGCTGAAAAGGTACTGTGACGGGGGTACCCTACCATGAGCGGGCTCGACGACCCCGAAACCAAGCTAGTTAGTGAGGGAAAAATCAGTCATTTCGTTACGGTTTGTATAATGACTTCGCTGTGATTTTCCAAAGAGTTTTACAAAAAAGGAGGTGGTTTCTGAATGCCGACAAAAGAAAGAGTTGCTGACATGACTGTGACCACCACCCAACTGGCCGCCGTGCTGGGTATCACGAACCGCAGGGTGCAGCAGCTCACACAGGATGGGGTGCTCACCACCGTCAGTCGAGGAAAATTTGTCCTTGGTGACGCAGTGCAGGCCTACAATGCCAGCACTGCCCGTGGCGGGCTGACCAAAGAGGAAGCGGCAGAGGCCAAAAAGCTGGACCACATCAAGCAGAAAGCAGAAGCTACGCTCAAAGCCAGCAAAGCGAAAATCGCTCAAGCTGAGGCAAAAGAGCTGTCCGGGCAGATGCACCGCAGTGAGGATGTGGCCGCTATGACCTCTGAGCTTATCTACACCGTCCGGGGTGCGCTGATGGCGCTGCCCAGCCGTGTTGCCATCAATGCGGCTGCTCTGTCTGATCCGGCAGAGGTGGCAGAGTATATGCGTGGCGAGGTGAATCAGATAGCCGAGGAAATCGCCATGTTCCGTTACGACCCGGCAAAGTATGAGGCCCGTGTCCGTGAACGCAAGGCGTGGGCTGAAAAGCTGGCTGGTGACGACGATGAGTGAGAATGCAGCGGTTGACCGTCTGAATGCTCTGGTGTCAAAACTGGTGGCAGCTATCCGGCCCCCGCCCAATGTGTCCGTGAGCGAGTGGGCCACACAAAACCGCGTCCTGTCCCCGGAAGCGTCTGCCGAGCAGGGCCGCTGGCGTAACAGCCGCACGCCCTATCTGGTGGAGATCATGGACGCATTCTCCGACCCGCGCATCCATCATATCGTTGTCGTTGCGTCCTCACAGGTCGGCAAGTCGGAGTTTGAAAACAATGTCATAGGCCGCACCATTGACGTTGACCCCGGCAGTATTCTTTTCATCCATCCCCAAATGACGGATGCCAAGGAGTACAGCAAGCTCCGTATCGCCCCCATGATACGAGACTGCCCTACACTGCGGGCCAAGGTCGCGGAGAAAAAGAGCCGGGACAGCGGCAACACGATTTTGCAGAAAAGTTATCCCGGCGGCATCCTGACCATGTGCGGATCTACCGAGGCGCACGCTCTGGCATCAAAGCCCATCCGCTATGTGCTGGGTGACGAGCGTGACCGCTGGGCAGTGAGTGCCGGCACAGAGGGCGACCCTTGGGAACTGGCAATGGCCCGGCAGACCACTTTCTACAACGCAAAGGCTGTGGAAGTCAGCACGCCCACCATCAAGGGACACAGTGCCATTGCCAAGTCCTACGTCAAGGGCACGATGGAGCGCTGGGTATCCCAGTGCCCGCACTGCAAGGGATTCCATGAACTGCGTTGGGAAGATATTCGGTACGAGTATGACACCATCGAAACCCACGGAGAGAAAACCTACAAGGTCAAGGACGTGTGGTATCTCTGCCCGGAGTGCGCCTGCATTTCGGACGAAGTGACCATGAAGCGGGCACCAGCTCACTGGCAAGCGGAAAATCCCGCCGCCTATGAGAACGGTATCCGCAGCTTTTGGCTGAACAGCTTTGTTTCGCAGTGGGCAGCATGGAAAGATACCGTGCTGAAATACCTGAATGCCCTGGGCGATACCAAGAAGATGCAGGTTGTCTACAACACCCGTCTGGGGCTGCTGTGGGAAGATCGCGGCGATGTGCAGGACGAGGACACCATGCTTGGCCGCAGGGAGGAATACCCTGCGGAACTGCCGGATGGTGTGCTGGTGCTGACCGCTGGCGTTGATACGCAGGACGACCGCATGGAGTACGAGATCGTGGGCTTCGGTCACTTCGGGGAAACATGGGGCATCGAAAAAGGCATCATCTCTGGCCGCCCGGACAGTGACGAGGTCTGGCAGCAACTGGACGAGCTGGTTTTCGACCGCAAGCTGAAATTTGTTGACGGCCTAGAGCTGCCCGTTTCCATCAAATTTGTAGACGAGGGCGGCCATTTCACCCAAGAGGTGCGCCAGCGCTGCCATGACCGCATCGGCAAAAAGGTTTTCTGCATCAAGGGCTTTCCCGGCTCCGACCGGCCGTTCACAGGCCCGCCAAAGCAGGTGAAAATCACGGTGCAGAACCGCTACATCGGGATGTGCTGGCAGTACCAGTTGGGCGTTGACGCTGGCAAGCAAATCATCATGGACGATTTGAAAGTGCAGGAGCCGGGCCCTCGGTACTGCCACTTCCCACGCCGGGACGATTACGGCCTCGGCTACTTCAACGGCCTCTTGTCAGAGCATTTGATATACAAAGAGGGCCACCGCAACCCGTGGCAATGGGATAAAATCTCCGGCCATGAGCGAAACGAACCTCTTGACTGCCGAAACTATGCCATAGCGGCCTACAAGGTGCTGCCGAAAGACCTTGATGCCATCGACCGGGCGCTGAAAAGGCTGCGCGGCAAGGCACCAGAGGCACCGGCAGCCCCGGTGATAAATATTCAACAACCCGTCTCCCGTCCCCAGCCGTCCCCCGGCCGGAGGCGGGAGAACTTTTTAGACGACTGGTGAGGTGTGAGTTATGGATACCGTGACCATCAAAAAGCGGCTGGAGTTCCACACGAAGCGGCTTGATAACCTGTATGTGGCCTACAACAAGCTGCTTTCCGGTGGCGTGAAAAGCTACCGTCTGGACGACCGGGAACTCACACGTCTTGACCTCGGCAAGCTCAGCGATGAGATCAAAGATGCCGAGGAAAAGGTCGATGAACTGACCGCGCTTCTGAACGGCCAGAGTGCCCGCAAGGCATTCTCCGTTATCCCGCGCGATTGGTGATCCTTTAGGGTGACGGCCCGAAAGGGCCTTTGCCGCGGGCTGGCTGCTTTTTACTCCTTTCCCCAGCCAGCCCGCTTAGTTTGAAAATTACGGAGGCGATTACTCTTGAGTGTCAGATACCGCGTCACCGCTGCACCGCAGGCCAGCGGCTACAGCGAGGCGGGCGCATCCTACAAACGGCGTGCGCTGCGGGCTTTCCTCCCCAACAGCAACTCTCCGAGCAGCGATATTCACGACAACGCAGATATTCTGCGGCAGCGGAGCAGAATGCTCTACATGAGCGCACCTGTTGCGACCAGTGCCATCAACACGAATCGAACGAAGATCGTTGGCACCGGGCTGACCTTGAAAGCGACCGTTGACCGAAACGTACTGGGGCTATCCCCGGAAAAAGCCAAAGAGTGGCAGAGTAAAACCGAGGCAGAGTTCCGGCTTTGGGCCGAAAACCGCCGCAGTTGTGATGCCATGGGGCTGAACGATTTCTACGGCTTGCAGCAGTTGGCCCTGAAAAGCTGGCTTATGAGCGGTGATGTGTTCGCCGTGGTGAAAATTCGTGACCCGGACAAGCTGCACCCCTACGGGCTGCGGCTGCATCTGGTGGAGGCTGACCGTGTGTCCACCCCGGATAAGCTCGGCGGTATGCTGGATGGCCTGGGCTATACCGAGGGCACAAACCCCAACACCGGGAACAAAATCTATGATGGTGTGGAAGTGGACAGCAGCGGCATGATCGTGGCCTACCACGTCCGCAACACATATCCGCATGAGTGGCGGAATGACATCACCAAATGGCAGCGAGTGGAGGCGGTCGGTGCGACAACTGGGCTGCCCCAGATCCTGCACATTATGGAGGCCGAACGTCCGGACCAGTACCGTGGTGTCCCGCTCATTGCACCCATCATCGAACCGCTGCTCCAGCTTCGCAGATATACGGAGTCGGAACTGCTGGCAGCTCTGGTGCAGAGCTTCTTCACGGCATGGATTGTCACCGATACCCCGAAGAACGCTATCCCGTTTGACGAAACCGGCAGCGGAGATCTCGGCGGTGTTCCTGTGGACAACCCAAAGGCTGACAACGCCAGCCACAGCCCGAACGAGTATGAGATGGGGCCGGGTACGGTTGCGCACCTCGGCAAGGGTGAGGACATCAAGTTCGGAAACCCCAATATTCCCACCGCAGGGTTTGATACGTTCGTCAAAACGCTGTGCAAACTCATGGGTGGTGCCATTGAAATGCCGTATGAGCTGTTGCTGAAAGAGTTCAACGCCAGCTACTCGGCCAGCCGTGCCTCTCTTTTGGAGGCATGGGAAGGTATCAAGATGCGGCGTGCATGGCTGGTAGGCAGCTTCTGCCAGCCTGTATATGAAATTTGGCTTTCTGAGGCTGTGGCCCGTGGACGAGTAATCGCCCCGGGCTTTTTTGATGACCCTCTGGTGCGTGCTGCATGGTGTGGCGCACGGTGGATTGGGCCTGTACAGGGCACCCTTGACCCGAAGAAAGAGGTCGAGGCCGCCGTGCTCCAGACCCATCACGGCTTCCGCACCCATGAGCAGGTCACACGCGAGCTGGGCGGCGGCGACTGGGAGGACAATGTCGCAGAGTTGGCCCACGAAAATGAGCAGCTCAAGGCTGCTGGCAGCGAGGGAGTAATCGAAACCACAGAAAGCGTCACTACACAGGGAGGTAAAGAAAATGCCGAAAGCACCGAGTAGCACCCCGATGGTGAGCATCCAGCGGCCCTGCTATGCAATGGCCAGCACTGACGGCCAGAGAGCTGACATCACCATGTACGGCCAGATTGTGGACACGCAGCCCACGGATTGGTGGACGGGCGAACCGGTTCCGGGCCAGTACATCATCGAGAGCGAGTTCCTGTCCGACTTGCAGCAGGTCGAGCATTGCACGGAGATTACCATCCGCATGGACAGTGTAGGCGGTGATGCCGGCGTGTCTATCCTGATTCATAACCGGCTGCGTGAGCTGGCTGCCAAGGGCACAAAGCTGACCTGTATTGTGGACGGCGTGGCCATGTCGGGCGGCAGCCTTATCATGTGTGCCTGTGATACCGTCAAAGCAAATCCGTCCAGCCTCGTCATGATTCACAAGTGCTGGTCGCTTATCTGGGGCAATTACAATGCCGACGAGCTGCGCAAAGCGGCGGATGCCAACGACGCATGGGATAAGAGTCAGGTTTCCATCTACAAGCGGAAAACCGGCCTTTCTGAGACTGTGCTGTTGCACATGATGGCTGACACCACCTACATGACCGGCAAAGAGGCTGTGGAGAAGGGCTTTGCAAATGAGCTTCTGGATGATGCCGAGCCGGTGGAGATCTCGGCAAGCGCCGACCGGCAGACCATCTACGCCAAGGGCCACGCCCTGCACCTGAGACCGGGCACAAAGCTGCCCGGCAATATTCCTATGGCTAAAGCGACTGCACCTGTGGCCGCTACTGCAAATACACCGGCGGCACCCGCCGCCCAGTCCAACGAAGGAGGACATACCACTATGGCAACTACCATCGAGGAGCTTCGCAAGGAAAACCCGGAGCTGTGCCACCAGCTTGAGCAGAGCGCTTCTGAACAGGCATCCCAGAACGAGCGCACACGACTGTCTGAAATCGACGAGGTGGCCAACCTGTTCGACCCGGCTATGGTTCAGGAGGCCAAGTACGGCAAGACTGCTTGCGATGCCCGTGAACTGGCTTTCCGCGCTGCCAAGGCCGCAGCTACGCAGGGCCACGAGTTCCTGAAGAAGCTGGAGGCCGACAATCAGGCATCCGGTGCCCAGGGCGTGGAGGCTGTACCGGGCGCACTCGCGACCGGCGACCCGGAATCTCTGCCCAATGCGAAGGGCAATGTATCTAAGACCCCGGCTGAACGCATGGCTGCGGCTGATGCTGCCGTTGCTGCGCTGTTTAGCGAGGACGAGAAAAAGTAAGGAGGAACACGACAATGACTGAACTGAGCAAAAGACTGGGCAGCATGGATTATGACGGTCTGATTGCCGACATTTATCCCAAGCTGATGGTCAGCGGCGGCACCATCCGTAAGCTGGCCGAGGCTGCTACCATCAAGCGTGGCACCATTCTGGCAAAGTCCGGCGGCGATTCCGGCGACGGCAAGCTGGTGGTGCTGGGCACCGCGGCCACTGGCGGCGAGGTGCTGACCGCCAACTGCATCCTGTGTGATGATGTTGAGGTCGGCACGTCCGATGATGTGATCGTTTCGGTGTACCTGACGGGCTGCTTCAACACCAACAAGTGCATTGTGGCCGACAGCTACACCATGACCGAGGCTGACAAGGATGCCCTGCGCGAGGGCGGCATCTTTTTCAAGGCCGCTGCACCGGCACTGTAAGGAGGATATATCATGCCTGCTGAACTGAATTTTTTCGATACCTACACCCTGATGGCCGTCTATAAGAGAGTCGTCCCCAAGAAGACTTTCTTCCGTGACCGCTATTTCCAGACCAGCGACGAGGACATCTTTGCGTCCAACAAGGTTCTGACCGAGTACATGGACGGCGACCAGAAGATGGCAGCCTTTGTTGCGCCTCGTGTCGGCGCAATTCCGATGGAGCGCATGGGCTACGAGATCCATGAGCTTGAGCCTGCATTCATCGGCATGAGCCGTGAGCTGTCCACCGATGACCTGACGAAGCGTGGCTTTGGCGAGGCCATCTATGCCAACAGCACCCCGGCGCAGCGTGCGGCCAAACTGACCCAGAAAGATCTGGCAGATATGGATGCCCGCATCGTTCGCCGTGAGGAGTGGATGTGCGCCCAGACTATGCTGGATAACGGCTGCACCATGCAGGAAATGATCGACAATCAGACCAAGGGCGATACCAAGGTTGTGAAGTTCTACAACCCTGGCCATGAGAACGACCACATCTATGTCCCTGCTGCAAAGTGGAACGAGGAAGGCGGCAAATTCTTTGAGGATGTTGCTGCCATGTGTGATATGCTGTCCAGCCGTGGTCTGGCTTCCGCAGACCTGTTGCTGGGTGCCGATACCTACAATGCCGTTCTGGACCTCGAAAAGGTGCAGCGCCTGCTGGACAAGAACTCTGGCATCATTGTGGGCCAGATTGAGGAGCAGCTCAGTCCGTATCACGGCGTAGTCTATGGCGGCACCCTGAACTTCAAGGGTCACAAGCTGAACCTGATTTCCGTTGATGAAACCTACGTTGATGATGAGGGCAAGGTACGGCCTCAGTTCCCCAAGACTGATGCTCTGGTCACCGCTCCCGGCTGCGGCCACCTGATGTATGGTGCCATCACCCAGATCAACTACGGTGACACCGAGCATACCACCATCGCAAGCCGCCGCGTTCCGAAGTTCAGTCTCAATCAGGAGAACGATCTGCGCAAGACCATTCTCAAGGCCCGCCCGCTGGCTGCACCCCACAACTACTGCCCGTGGATCCGCGTCAAGAACGTGGTCGGCTAAGTCTGGCCAGAAAGGAGTATACCGATGCTTGTTGAGATTCTTTGCGGCGGCTATGGCTGCCGCACCAAGACGGGCATTCACACCGTCATGCGTGGTGAACAGTGCGAGGTCAGCGAAAGCGAAGCACGCCGCCTTATCGGGCTGGGTGTGGCGAAATGCGCGTTTTCTGCGCCCACTGCCCCGGAAACCGCCCCTGCGGACGTTCCGGCAACTGCGGAAGGTAACGACACCCCCGCAGCCGAAGCCTCGCAGAACGGCTCTGAGGCGGCCCACCTTGACCCCAACCAGTTGCAGGACATGACTGTTGCTGAGCTGAAGAAGCTGGCGGCGGATATGGGCATCGAAACCAAGCAGCTCAAGACCAAGGATGAACTCGTCGAGGCTATCTGCGCCGAGGACGTTGTTCCCGGTGACGAGAGCACCGAGACCCCGGAGCTGTCTGCTGCGATGCCCACCGCATGAGCAGCTTCAAGGACGCTGTGCAGGAAGACCTGAACAGCGTCTTTCTGAATCTGGACGAGTTTGCAGAAACGCACACGGTCTACTATGACGGTGAGGAGTATTCGGATATTCCCATTGTCATGACCGGCCTCTCCGAAAAGGAGCGGGTGCGTCAGAGCATCAGTGACCATGCGGAGGGCATATACCGGGTAAGCCGGGTGTTGCATTGCGATATTGCAGCCATCGGCGGGAAGCAGCCGGAGCAGGGCTGCAAACTGGGCATTGACGAAAACGGATTTGTCCGCAGCTACTATGTGGCATCCTCTGTCTGCGAAATGGGGATGCTGCGGGTGGAATTGGAGGCGGTTGACGAATGAGTGATGTGACAACAGACACCATGATGCACAGCGTGGCCGCTGGCATTGCTGTTGACATTGCAGAGGAGGGATTTGACCGCGTGTCAGCCATCCTTTCCGGGATTCCCGGTGGCGCCAATCGTGCCGTTGGCTCTGCGCTTGCCCGTGCCGCTGCTGCCGGAAAGACGGTAGCAAAGCGGGCGGTCACGCAGGAGTACGCCATCAGCAGCAGCGAATTCACCAACCGCACCAAGAACGTCAACAACATTCAGCGGGCCAGCAGCGGCGAGGTTTCTATCAACTTCGGCTACCGTGGCAGCGTCATCCCCCTTAGAGTTTTCGACACCAAGGTAGACCGCAGCGGCCGCGTTGTTACCCGTGTGAAGAAATCCAGTGCCCGACAGGCGCTGGACCACGCTTTCGAGGCGAAAATGGGTTCTCATTATGGTATCTACGAGAGGCAGGGCGAAAAAAGATTCCCGGTTAAGGAGCTTTTCGGCCCGGCTACCCCGCAGATGATGTATTCCAATGAGGTTGTCATGGACTCCATCGAGGCGAAAATGGCCTCCACATATGAGGAACGCATTGAGCATGAAATCACGCGAGTTTTGAACGGATGGGGTGTGTGATATGACCAGTGTGGTTTTGCTTGAACAGCTGAAAGCATTCACCGAGAAAATCATGGCCGACATGATTCTCCCGGTGGCTATGCAGCAGGGCGACACCGAGCAAGCCTACCGTGCCCCGGAAGTCTACCTGATGCGGCTGCCTGACAGCAGGGCGGCCAAGAAAAAGGCCCCCTACATCATCCACCGGGTCATTCCGCTGGAAACGGAACAGCAGCCCGGCAGCGAGGAGCGCACGGTCGTTTCCGTGCGCTCTATTTTCTGCTGCTACAACCCGGACGAGCAGGAGGGCGACCTTGCACTCCTGAACATGATGGAGCGTTTCCGGGTAGAGCTGCTGAAAGTCCGCAAGGTGGGCGCTGTCGGAGCGGATGGAAAGCCCCGGTATCAGTTCACTCTCGATATTTCTCCCGACCACAAGTTGGAAAGCATTCCTTATGACGAGGAATCGAAGCCCTACTATGCCGGAGAAATGATCACCTACTGGAAGCTGCCGACCGTGCAGCAAACGGAGGACATTGAATTATGGCGGTGAAAAAGACCACGGCGGAACAGCCCGCCGAAAACACCGTGAGCGCCGAGCCTGCACAGAGCAAGCCCAGCGTTTCTATTTACGTCGGCCCGTCCATTCTGGGCTACATCCAGAAAAACACGATTTACCCCTGCGCCGCTGCGGAGGCTGTAGAGCGTGATGATGTGAAGATTGCCACCGAGAAATATCCCGGTGTGGCCGACTTCATCATCAATGTGGACGAGCTGCACACCACGCCTGAAAAGGTAAAAGCACGCGGCGAGGCCGTCCTTGCATTTGCACGGATGCTCGCCAAATCCAAGTAAGGAGGAATACATACTATGGCAGATCATGGTATCAATGTCAGCCGCGCCGACACCGCCGTGGCGACACCGAACACCGCAACCTGCGGCATTCCCTTTGTCATTGGCACCGCACCGCTGTCCAAGGCGACCGGTACCCCTGCGACCGCTGGCCTCCCGGTGCTCTGCACCAGCTATGATGAAGCAAAGGAGCAGCTGGGCTATGACGACGACTGGGCCAAGTACACCGTCTGCGAGGTGATGCACTATCACTTCAAGCTGTGCGCCTGCCAGCCGGTCATTTTCCTGCCCGTTGGCGAGACTGCCGAGGCTGCCGATGTGGCCGCCGCCGTTGAGCAGATCGAGCTGTGCCTGACCATGTTCGGCATCGTGCCCGACCTGATTATGGCTCCCGGCTTCTCTCAGGATGCAACCGTTGCAGCGGTTATGGACGCAAAGGCTGGCTCTATCAACGGTATGTTTACCGGCAAGGCTCTGGTGGACATTTCCGCAAAGACCTATACCGCTGCGGTGCAGGCGAAGAACAGCGGCACCTACACCGAAAAAACCATCCTGTGCTGGCCCAACGGCACCCTCGGTGATCTGCGTTTCCACGGCTCCACCGTCGAGGCGGGCTGCCTTGCAGAAACCGATACCGGAAACGAGGGCATTCCCTATGAAAGCCCCTCCAACAAGACCGTTCACATCGACGGCCTGTGCGATGACGACGGCAACACCATCAACCTGACCTATAATCAGGCCCTTGTCGTTGATGCCGCGGGCATCTGCACCTTCCTGAACTTTATGGGCGGCTGGACCGCTTGGGGCAACCATACTGCGTGCTACCCCAAGTCCACGGATGTGAAGGACTACTTCATCCCGCTCAGCCGTATGTTCGACTACGTCACCAACACACTCATCAAGACGTTCTGGAGCAAGCTCGACAAGCCGATGAACCGTCGCCTCATCGACACCATTCTGGATAGCGCCAACATCTGGCTGAACGGTCTGGTTGGCGCAGGTTATCTGCTGGGTGCCAGTGTGGAAATGCTGGAAAGCGAGAACCCGCTGACCAGCCTGATGGCGGGCAAAATCAAGCTGCACGTCTACATGACCCCGCCCTCTCCGGCGCAGGAGATTGACTTTGTGCTGGAATACGACGCTGATTATGTGACCAGCGCACTCCAGTCCTAAAGAGGAGGTACTACAATGGCAATCGATCAGAGCGTTATCAACTTCGCGGTCTATGAGGACAGCGTGGAATATCTGGGTATGTCGAAAGCTACCCTGCCGGATGTTACCTTTCTGACGCAGAGCATTTCGGGTGCTGGTGTCGGCGGTAACGTCGAAGCGGTCATTCTGGGCCATTTGGAGGCTATGACCCTCGGTCTGGAATTCCGCACCACCACGCCGCAGTCCGTCCGGCTGTCGGAGCTGCGCCGCCACAGCATTGACCTGCGTGTGGCAAACCAGTATGAGGATCCTGTTTCGGGCGTGGTTGAGGCACGGAAGGAAAAGCACATTTTCGTGGTCGTGCCCAAATCGACCAAGGGCGGCACCATTGCCCCCGCAACGCCCACTTCTGGCTCTGGTGAGTACGCCGTCCGTTACTGGGCAACGTACATCAACGGCAAGAAGGTGCGTGAGCTGGACCCCCTCAACTTCATCTGCTACATCAACGGTGTGGATTATCTGGCCGGTGTCCGTGCGGCCCTGGGCAAGTAATCCGCATATGCCGTTCCGCCGGAGCTGCATTTTGCAGCCCCGGCCTATTTTTTGAGCGTGAAAGGAGCTATCCAGCATGAACGCCGTCATTGACCCGAAAGAATTTGATGCAGCTCAGGCTGCCGCCGCAAAGGCTGCTGCCGCTGCTGACCCGTACACCTACACCCACAAGCTCCAGAAGCCCCTTGACTATGAGGGCAAGCACTACGAATCCCTCACGTTCGACTGGGGCAAGCTGACCGGCAATGACTCCCTCGCCATTGAGGCCGAGCTTACGGCTCTGAATCAGCCTGTGATCATCCCCTCGATGAGTGCGGGCTACCTCATCCGCATGGCCTGCCGGGCGTGTACCGAGCCTATCGGTGTTGATGTCATCGGTGCTATGAGCATCCGGGACTACAACACCATCCGCACCAAAGCGAGAAATTTTTTGCTGAGGTCGGACTTGTAACTGGTGATGGCGGCGTGTGGCTGCGGCGACAGGTGCTCGCAATGGCACAGGTCAACTGTACGCCCGCGCCCTACTGGCTGGAAATGCCCCTGTATCAATTCCGGCAATGGATCCGCAGCAGCAATGACCTCATTGCCGAGCGCCAGAGAGCGAGAAAGGACGGTAAGTAGTGGCTCGTAAAGAGTGGGAGCTGCTGTTCAACCTGTCCGCTAAACAGAACAGCAGCTTTTCCAGTACATTCAAGGCTGCGCAGTCTGCCCTTGTGGAAACGCAGGGGAAGATTCAGCAGCTGAACAAAGTACAATCCGACATTTCGGCGTACCAGAAGCAGCAACAGGCCGTTGACGCAACCCGTCAGCGGCTTTCTGTTTTGCAGCAGCAGTACGACAACATCCAGAAAGAGATTCAGGAAACCGAGGGCTACTCCTCCGCGCTGGAAAACAAGCTGCTTTCCAAACAGGCGCAGATCGACAAGACCACGGCCTCCCTGAACACTTATGAGCAGCGTTTGGCTGCCACCGGGAATGCTCTGCACGAAGCTGGCGTGGATACCACGCAGCTGACGGCGGAAAGCGTCCGGCTGGAAACTGAGGTCGATAAGCTCAAGGATAAGCAGGTTGACCTCAAGAAAACGATGGACGAGGCCGGTGAGGGCGCAAAGGGATTCGGTGAAAAATCGGTCGAGGCGCTTGAGACGGTCGAGGCCACGCTGGCCACGGTCGGCATTTCAAAGGCCCTCGGAGAAATCCGGGATGCCTACATGGACTGCATCAACACCGCAGGTGATTTTGAAGCATCCATGAGCAATGTCGAGGCTCTCTCCGGTGCTACCGGCGAGGAATTGACGACCCTGTCCGACAAGGCCAAGGAAATGGGCGCAACCACGAAATTCACCGCTGGTGAATCGGCTGATGCTCTGTCCTACATGGCTTTGGCAGGCTGGGACACCCAGTCTATGCTGGAGGGCATCAGCCCGGTGCTGAATCTGGCTGCTGCCGCCAACATGGATCTGGCGCAGGCATCCGATATTGTTACCGACTATCTGACTGCCTTTGGTCTGAAAGCCTCTGACACCACGCACTTTGTCGATGTGATGGCCTACGCCATGGCTCACTCCAACACGAACGTGATCCAGCTGGGCGAGGCATACAAGGCGTGTGCAGCCACCGCAACGTCCCTCGGCTACTCGGTCGAAGAAACGACGGCAGTGCTGGCCACCATGGCCAATGCTGGTGTCAAGGGTGGCGAAGCTGGTACGGCCCTGAACGCAATCTTCACCCGACTTGCTACCAACACGAAGGAGTGCGGCGACAAGCTGGCTGCATATGGCGTAAACATCTACGATGCACAGGGCAATATGCAGAGCTTGTCCAGCATCCTCACCGGCATGGCTGGCATCTGGGGGGACTTGACTGACCAAGAGCAGGCCAACCTTGCGAAGACGGTAGCTGGCACGAACCAGTATTCCAAACTGCAAACCATCATGGCTGGATGCAGCGAAGCAGCGGCCGAGGGTGGGCAGTCTTTCTCAGACTATACTGCGGCTCTGAACAACTGCGCCGGGTCTGCCGACAAGATGGCCGGCACTATGCTGGACAACATGAACGGCCGCCTGACTCTGATGCAGTCCGCAGCGGATGGCCTGAAAATCGCAATCGGTGAAGACCTGACCCCGGCAATGTCCGGCCTGTACGATGTCGGAGCTGAAGTTCTTGGCTGGATGCAGGGCGTTGTAGAGGAGAACCCCGGCCTTGTCCGTGGCATCGCCGCCGGAACGGTAACGTTGGGTGGCCTGCTCGGTGTCCTGACCGCAGTTGCAGCAGGCATCAAGGCTGCGCAAATGGCCGCAACGCTTTTCACGGGCACCCTTGCCGGCTTGGCTGGACCTCTCGCCATTGCAGCCGTCGCAACGGCCGGCGTGGTGACGGTGGTAACTGCTCTAGCAACATCCTCCGATGATTCCGTTCCTCCTGTAAAGGAGCTGACCAGCGCCGCTCGTGATATGGGCGACAGCATGGAAGAAGCGAGCGCAAGCTACGATTCCACCCTGTCCAACATGGCAGCGACCGCCAGCGTTGCGGACCAGTACATCAGCAAGTTGGAGGCCATCGAGGCCGCCACAAATGGGAACACGGACGGAAATGCCGAATACCACGACACGCTGGCCCGGCTGTCTGTTCTGGTGCCCAGTCTTGCAGATGATATTGACCTTGAGACCAATTCCATCAAGGGCGGCACCGCAGCGCTGCGCCAGCACACGGATGCCTATGTGGCGGATGCCAAGGCACAGGCCCGGCAGGAATACCTGAACACCCTTTATGACCAGTACAACAATGTGCTGGTTGAGAGTGCTGAGAACGAAACCAAGCTGGCGACCGCGCAGGCAAAGGTGGAAAAATCCAATGCCGGCATGTCTGCTGCCTACGATAAGCTGCTGACCACCCTCGGCCTGACGGATGAGCAGTTCAAGCTCACCTACGGCACGGTGGAAGATCTGCCGTGGCGCACCATGAGCGAGGATGTGCAGCAACTGCGCACTGAGTATATGGGGTACTCGGATGACCTTGTCACTGCCCGGCGGGAGGTCGAGAACTACACCGCCGCCGTAGAACAGGATCAGGAGGCTATCAATGCCGCCGAGGCCGAGTATCAGGAGGCCAGCGCCGCAGTCGATGCCCTGAATGCTTCGCAGCAGTCCGCCGCCGACAGCGCAGACGATGTTGCAGCGCAGCAGCAGAATGTGGCGAATGCCATCTCTGATGCAGAGCTTCGGATTCAGGACATCATTGCAGCCTACAAGGATGCCTATGATGAAGCCTACGGCAGCATCAGCGGCCAGTATGCGTTGTGGGATTCTGCGGAAAAGGTCGTTTCGACCTCCGCTGCATCCATCAACAATGCACTGCAAAGCCAGATCACCTACTGGGACAACTACAACCAGAACCTCGAAAAGCTGAACGAACGGGCGGCTGACATCGACGGTCTGAGTGAAGTTATCGCCAGTTTTGCGGATGGCAGCAAGGAATCCGTCAATGCGATTGCCGGTATGGCCTCGGCCTCGGACGCTGACCTCGCCAAAATGGTTGAGAACTACGCTGCGCTGAAAGAAGCGCAGGATACCACCAGCGAATCTATCGCCGACCTCAAGACCGGCATGAGCAATTCTATGGACGAGATCGCTAAGACCGTAGCCGATACCGTATCGGAAATGGACATGAGCGACGAGGCCACGAAAAGCGCCAAGGAGACGATTCAGGGCTTCATCGATGGCGCATCCAGCATGATGCCCCGTGTGCAGGAAGCCTATGCCAAAATCGCCTCGGCGGCCTCTACTGCGCTGGCAGGCTCCAACGAGCGCTACAATGTCAACCACGGAATCCCCGGATATGCTGTTGGTACGGAAGATGCGGCTCCCGGCTTTGCCCTCGTTGGTGAGCATGGCCCGGAGCTGGTCTACTTCAACGGCGGTGAATCTGTTCTGACGGCCTCGGAAACCAGACGGGAGATGGAGAGCGCAAGCGTTACCCCCATGAGCGCTGAGCTGCCAGAGAGCAACGGCTCCTCTTCAGCACGCAGCACGGTTCCTATATCGCTCTCGCCGGTTTACCATATCTCAGGTATATCTGATACTGCCGAGCTGCAAAACGTCCTGAATGCCCAGAATGACAGCCTGAGAGAACTTGTCCTCGAAATCGTGAAAGATGCAGAGGACGATGATTTCAGAGGGAGGTATGCATGAGTAAAACCTATACGACTGTGCAAGGCGACCGCTGGGACAGTGTGGCCTATAAGCAGCTCGGCAGTTGCGCCTATGCTCCCAACCTGATGGCTGCTAATCCGCAGCACTTGGGCTATTTTGTGTTCCCGGCCGGAATCGTTCTGACGCTCCCGGATACCGAGACACAAACCAGCTCCACCTTGCCCCCGTGGAAGAAGGTGGTCACATGAGCGACGAAAATACCGCCCGCCATGCCGAGTGTACGGTGGAGTTTGACGGTGTGGACATCACCAGCAGCATCAAGCCCTACCTGCTGTCGCTGACATTTACCGATAATGAGGAAGATGCCAGTGACGACCTCCAGATCAAACTCCAAGACCGGGAGGGCGTTTGGATGACCGACTGGCTCCAGAAGATGCTGGACGGCGATGTGTCGGCCGCATCTTCTGATGGCTACAAGGTTGGTGACGTGGTGCAGTTCCTTGGCGGTCCACACTACAAGGCATCTACCGACAAAAAGGCAAACGGAACACCAAAGGCTGGCCCGGCCAAGATCACCATCATCAAGCAGGGCGCGCTGCACCCGTACCATGTTATTCACACGGACGGAACGTCCCGGGTCTATGGCTGGGTCGATGCCAGCGAGATCTCCGGTAAATCTGGCGGCAGTTCTTCCGGCAGCAGTGAAGGTGGCCTGAAAATCCGGGCTACCATCACGGCCTGTAACTGGCACTCTGACGGAAAGGATGAGGCGCTGGACTGCGGGGAGTTTGAGCTGGATAGCATAAACGCATCCGGCCCGCCCGACATTATCACCATAAAGGCCACGGGGCTGCCCTATACCAGCCAGATCCGGCAGACCAAGCAGAGCAAGGGCTGGGAAAAGTACAAGTTATCCGGCATCGCCAATGAAATGGCGAAGAAGAACGGTATGAAGTCCCAGTTCCTTGCGAAAAAGGATCCTGAGTATAAGCGTGTGGAGCAGTACCGCTGCTCTGACATCGACTTCCTGTCGCAGTTGTGCCATGATGCCGGCTTGTCGCTGAAATGCACAGACGGCAAACTCGTTATCTTCGACCAGAAAGAATACGAGGGAAAAGATTCTGCATGGACTGTCACCAAAGACGACAAAAGCTATATCAAGTGGAGCCACACGCTCGGCCAGGCCGGAACGCAGTATGCGTCCTGCCGGGTGTCCTATGTTGGGCCGAACGGCAAGCCCATTGAGGGTATCGCCTACGTCAAGGACTACGATGCCAAGAGCAAAACCAACCAGCAGCTGGAAGTTTATACCCCGGTCACGAGCAAGACCGAGGCCAAAGAACTGGCTGCCAAAAAGCTCCGGTTGCACAACAAGTTTGAGCGTCAGGTTGGCTTTACCTACCACGGCGACCCGGGCAAGGTTGCAGGCCTGACGTTTGAAACCAAGAGCTTCGGGCCGTGGGATGGAAAGTACATCGTGAAGCAGGCCAAGCATACCGTGACCGGCTCTGGCGGGTACACCACGCAGGTTTCCGGCCGTCATGTTTTAGGAGGGTACTGATGAACACCGCTGTTGACGTTCGCCTCGGTAAAGTCACCGATGTGAACAAAGAAAAGCGCCTTGTCCGCTGCAAATTTGAGGACACCGGCATCACGTCCGGCTGGCTCCCGGTGATGCAGCACTACAAAGCCATTGTCTATACGGAGTCAGCCGGCGAACACAATCACCAGTATATCCACCCCAGCCCCTACAACCTTGAGATCAAAACGACCATGGATGGCTCACGCCAGATTTGGGATGAGGAAGAAAAGGTCATCGGGGCGGACAACTCCACAAACCATCAGCACAAGTCCCATGTGGTGTGGTGGCTGCCGGCCATTGATGATACGGTGGTCTGCTTGTACCTCCCGTGCTTCAATGCTGATGGCTTCGTGCTGGGAGGGATTTATCCGTGATTGTCGGTTGCCTCGGAGACATCAGTTTTGCCGTGTTCGATAGCCATGTCGAGACCATCAAGAACATGGTGCAAAATGTATCTGCCAGATATACTACCCACCAGCGCGCCGGAGGCCCGGCCCTGACCGAGTTTACAGGCACCGATGCTCAAACAATTACGTTTGACATTGAACTGGCCGCATACCTCGGCGTGAATCCAACCAAAGAGCGGGAACGACTGCAAGAATGCGTCCTCAATGGGACAACGCTGCCGTTCGTTCTCGGCAATGTGGTCTATGGCAGCTATCGGTGGGTTATCAAATCTGTAAAATTCAAGACCCTGCACACAGACGCTTTCGGTACACCGACATGGATTACCGCAAGCGTTTCTTTGTTGGAATATCAGAGAGAATGAGGTGATTTTTGTGAGCAACTACTTGGTATCGGCAAACGACCTGACCACCATTTCCCTTGGGGAGCAGGATACCGTGACCAGCGTTCTGCAGAACATCGCCGTCATCCTGTCTACACCGAAAGGCACAGTGCCTTGCTACCGGGAATTTGGCATTGATATTGCGAACATTCTCGACCGGCCGGAAAATGTGGCGCAGCCTATGCTCTGCGCTGCCATCAAGGAGGCCATCGAGCGGTTTGAACCTCGTGCCACCTACATGGGGACTACTTTCAAGGAAGCCCCGGACACTCCCGGGCGGATGCTGCCCGTCGTGGAGGTGAGCATCAGTGCGTAAAACCTACGAGTTCGTGTCTACGGACATGGATGAGCTGGACAGGCTGCTTGTCGCAGGATATGAGCAGTTCTTTGGCAAAACTGTGATGCCCGGTAGCCCGGAACGGCTTTTCATTTCGTGGGTCGAAGATGCCATCATGTACGAGCGTGCCCAGAATAACTGGACAGGCTGCCAAAACTTGCCCAGCAGCGCAGAGGGCGAGTATCTGGATGGCCTGGCCGAGCTGTTCTATTTGCAGGAGCGCCCCAAGCCTACGGCGGCGACCTGCACCATGCGCTTTTACATCAGCGAGCCCCGCCAGACGGCGGTGCTGATTCCGGCCGGCACCCGTGTCACAGACGACAATGCAGCCCTGTACTGGGAAACCTCCGCAGATGAGTACGTTCCCATCGGCGCAACATACACGGATGTTCAGGTGACCTGCCAGACCGTGGGCACGGCTGGCAATGATTATGCTGTGGGGGACATCCACACCGCTGTTGACATCTACGACTACTACTCCGGCTGCTCCAATATCACGGTCAGCGCAAACGGTTCTGATGCCCCGGACGACGAGGAATTTTATGAGCTGATGCGTGACAGTCAGAGTGCATGGTCTGATGCTGGCCCAATCGGTGCCTACAAATACTTTGCAAAGAGGGTTTCCACGGAAATCGCAGATGTCGTTGCAAATTCGCCCAGCCCTGGCACGGTTTGCCTGTATGCCGTCATGAACGATGGCAGCGTGGCTGGCGAAGAAACCAAGCGTGCCATGGTTGCGGCCTGCTCACCGGATGAAATCCGGCCGCTGACGGACTATGTGATCTCCGGCGACCCGGAAGAAGTGCCCTATGATATCGACCTGACCTATTACCTGACCCGTGACGGAAGCATTTCCGCAAGTGAAGCTCAGTCCGGCGTGAATGAGGCTGTGCAGCGGTACATCCGCTGGCAGTCCGGCAAGATGGGCAGGGACATCAACCCTGACAGGCTGCGGTATCTGCTTCTTTCGGCCGGCATCAAACGTGTAGACCTCAAACAGCCCGCCTTTACTCCGCTGGAAGACGGTGCGCCATCCCTTGACCGCAACGACAAGGTTCCGCAAGTGGCAAAGTTGGGCACGGTGACGATAAAGAGCGGAGGGTATGAGGATGAGTAACCACGGCCTGACTGCTGACAACATGATGCAGCAGTTTCCGATTGCGCTCCAAAAAGACCCTAAGACGGTGGCTCTGGGACAGGCCATAGCCAAGGTGATGGAATCCCGGCAGGATGAAATCGACTCCCTGCGGATTTATACCCGCATCGACGAACTGCCCGAATGGCTGCTTGACATTCTGGCTCGTGACTTCGCCGTGGACTGGTACGATAGATCCTACACCCTTGAGGAAAAAAGAAAAACCATCAAGGACAGCTTCTATGTTCACCGGCACCGTGGCACAAAAGCGGCTGTTGAAAGAGCCATTTCTGCGATTTATCCCAATCCCAAAGTTTTGGAGTGGTTTGAGTACGGCGGCGATCCGTACCACTTCAAACTCCGTATCACGGTTGATTTCGCTGCAATCAATGAGGCCAAACATCAGCAGGTTTTGCAAAAAATCATCTGCTACAAAAATCTTCGGTCGCATTTGGACAGCGTCATTTACTACACGGAAACGGAGCCGAAAGCGTGCTATGTTGCAGCGATTCCCTGCGCCACAACGATGTCCTACACGGTTCTTATGCCGGGTGTTATCGAGCCGCGGGCAGTCAGCGCACACGCCTGCGCCGCTGGTGCGGTCAGCACAACTCGGATGAAAACGACCATTGCGCTGCCCGGAACTATCCACGCCAAGGCTGTGTCTGCACAGGCGCTTGCATCTGGCAGACCTGCGCAGACCTATGAAACCGTCATCATCAAGTTAGGAGGGAAATCGTTATGAGCTGGGAAAAATATGCATATACCAGCGCCGGTGCTGCGATGTTGTCCGAGTCCATTTCGGGCGGTGCGCTCACCATCACCCGTGCTGTAAGCGGCACGGGCACCGTTGACACCGACTTGTCCGAGGAAACGGCAGTCAGCGGTGATACCTATGAGCTTAAACTGCTGGGCATCGACACCGTGGAATATGAGGGTGAAAAAGCCCGCAAAGTTAGCATTTGGACGGGCGGTGCAGATAAGCCGTACTTCATGCACCAGATCGGTGTGTTTGGCCGCCTCAATGACGACCCGGAGGACACGCTGCTCTTTTTGATGCAGGACGATCGGGGCATCGAGATCCCGGCCATCGGTACTGCTGACCATGAATTCCAAATTGCTGTGTTGCTGGCCGTTTCGACCAAAGCCAATATCTCACTCACCGTTGACCCGCAGGTTGAAGCAATTATGCGGATGGTGCGGGAAATGGTGCTGAAGGAGATCTCACAGCACAACGATGCCCCGGATGCCCATGCCAAAATCATCACCGAAGCCACCAGTAAGGCTCTGAAAGAGCTGGAGGAATCCGGCCAGATCATGTCGGAAGACAGGGTCAAAGAGCTTATCAAGGAAAGCGGCGGCGGTGGTGGCGGCAGCTCCGGCGGCTACTATGGCAAATACGACCTGACCCTTTCTGTGGACGGCTGGAAAGCCGTATCGGACAGCGAGGGTGAAATGCCGTATGCGTATACCTACGATGCAGAGTTGGCAGACTGCACCCCTGAGCTTTGGCCCAGCGGTTCCGCAACTGCCAGCTGCTTTTCTATTTCGAACAAGGCGGGTGTCCTGAACGGGTGCGAGACTTTGAACGGTATTGTTCGCTTTTTCTCTCAGCGCATCCCGGAAGCTGATATTCAGGCAGTCGTCACTCTGTTCGGGAAAGGAGGTGGCACCGGTGAACTGGTAATTGCGACCCGTGACCGGCTGGGCTGCGTGAAAATTGGCGACGGCGTGGAAGTGACCAAAGACGGTGTTATTTCTGTCCACGCCACAGTTTCCGAAGACCAGATGGCAGCTACGGATGATGTATCCGAAATGCTGGCCGAAATCTACGACAAATAAACACCAAACAACAATTTACGGAGGATACTTATTATGGCTTACAATGTTGAGAAGCTCGCAAAGCTGGGCGCACTGAAGGAGCTGGGTCTGAAGCAGAAGGCCGTTGACGAGGCCCAGAACAAGCGCATCAAGGCTCTGGAGGATGTCGGCGCACAGGCCAACGTCTTGGAGGGCGTTAAGGTGAACGGCGTTGCCCTGGCCATCGCTGAGAAGATGGTGGACATTCTGGTTGCCACCGGCTCCAAGAACGGTAGCATTTCCGTGGCTGGTACCGATGTTGCCATCAAGGGTCTGGCTGCACTGGCCTACAAGGCGAAGATTTCCCAGTCTGACCTCGACGACGCTCTGGCTGCTGTTCTGGCTGCAAAGGCCGACAAGGCCACTACTCTGGGTGGATACGGCATCACCGACGCTTACACCAAGGACGAGATCAACGCCAAGATCAGCGCTGTCTATAAGCCCGCTGGCTCTGTGGTCTTTTCTGCGCTGCCCGCTCTGGCTGAGAATGTTCTGGGCAACGTCTACAACGTGACCGATGCTTTCACCACCACCAACAACTTCGTTGAGGGTGCGGGCAACAAATATCCCAAGGGCACCAATGTCGTGGTGGTCAAGGTCGGCGATGCCTACAAGTATGATGTGCTGGCCGGTTTCGTTGATCTGTCCGGTTATGTTGAAAAGGAAGCAGGCAAGGGCCTGTCTGACGAGAACTTCACTGCGGCCCTCAAGGATAAGCTGGACGGCATTGCGGCTGGCGCAAACAAGTATGTCCATCCCACCCACACCGCTGCTGCGAGCGGCTTGTACAAGACCACCGTGGATGAAGAGGGCCATGTGACCAATACCATTCCTGTGACCAAGGATGATATCACCGGCCTTGGCATCCCGGCTCAGGATACCACCTATGACGAGGCGACCACTGCCAAGGCTGGCCTGATGTCCGCTGAGGATAAGACCAAGCTGGACGGCATGGGTACCACCATCGATAAGGCCATTGCGAACCATACGGCTACCGATGCTGAGGTGTCCGAGATGCTGGCAGAGATTTACGGCGAGTAAGCCTCTGAGATCTCATGAGTAAAGGGGCGGCGGAGAATATTCACCGCTGCCCCTTATTTTTTTATGGGAGGTGACTTCTTTGAGCAATGCGCTCACAACTTTGGATCAGCTCCGCAGCGCTGCATCCCAGTCCAGCAATGCTACCGCCAAAGTCGCATCTGCCGCCGCTGCTGCACTGGAAGAAATGCACGGACTGAAAGCAGACCGGGCAACATTCGTTTCGTTCTCCATCCCTGTCACCGGCTGGAAGTCCGATTCCAGCGTCCCCGGGTATACGAAGTATATCGACATCAAGGTGGATGGTCTGACGGCGGCAGATAGCGTGGTGGTGGATGTTGTCCCGGCGAGCAGCGCAGTTGCACGAGCGGCAAATTTTGTTGCGACGGAAAGCCGTGCCGGCATCCTCCGGCTCCGTGCGGCATCGGTGCCCACAGCTGCGATTTCGGCGCAGTACCACATCATCACGGCCGCGACAGCGGCAAAGGAGGGTTAATCTTATGGCATGGGGTCCTTTTAATGCTGGTGGTGGCGGCGGTTCGTCCGGCGGCACTGCGGCAGATATTTCCTATGACAACAGCAAGTCCGGAATTTCGGCGGCGAATGTGCAGGAAGCCATTGATGCGCTTTCTGTGCTGACCCTGACGATTCAGGCCGTGCCCGCCCAGAGCGGGAGCTTGACCTATACCGGCTCCACCCAGAGTCCCACATGGAAAGGCTATGACAGCAGCATGATGACGATCGGGGGCGTGACCTCCGGCATCAATGCTGGCACCTATACGGCCACGTTTACGCCCATCGGCAAGTATGTCTGGACGGACGGCACGCAGGAAGCCAAGAGTGTGTCGTGGACGATTGGCCGAGCCGAGGTCAAGAATGTGCCGGCACAGACCGGTAGCGTGACTTACAATGGCTCGGCGCAGTCCCCGTCGTGGAGCAACTATAACAGTTCTCAGCTGACGATCGGTGGCACGAGCAGCGCAACCAACGCTGGCAGCTACAGCGCCACCTTTACCCCGACTTCCAATTATATGTGGTCGGATGGGACGACTACGGCCAAGAGCGCTTCGTGGACGATCGGCAAGGCGACCGGCAGTATTACGCTGTCCGCAAGCAGTCTGAGCCTGACCTACCCGAAGACCTCTGGCACCATCACTGTTACGCGGCCGGGCAGCGGTACGGTGACCGCATCCTCTGGCAGTACGAACATTGCAACGGTAAGTGTTTCCGGCACCACCATCACGGTGACCGCAAAGGCGACCGGCAGTGCCACTATTACGGTCAATGTGGGTGCAGATACCAACTATACTGCACCGTCCAGCAAGACGTTCACGGTGGCCGTTACGCTGGTGTCCAAAACGCTCAGCAGCAACAGTTGGGCAGTCATCAAGGCCGTCAGCGATGCTGGTCAGGGTGCAAACTACTGGTCTGTTGGTGCCACGAAGTCCGTGACAATCAATGGCAAGGTGGGTGCGACTACGATCTCCAGCTTGAAAGTTGATGCCTTTATCATCGGTTTCAACCACAATTCCGGCAAGGAGGGCAGCAACCGCATCCACTTCCTGTTGGGCAAGATCAGCGGCAAGTTTGTTGGTCTGGTGGATAGTAGCTACGGCAGCACGACTTCCACGTCTGGCGCATTCACGATGAACACCAGCAACACGAACTCTGGCGGCTGGGGAAGCAGTCAGATGCGAAGCAAGGTACTGGGTAGCGCAAGTTCTCCCACCAGCCCGACCGCCAACACGTTGCTGGCTGCACTCCCCGCCGACCTGCGGGCGGTGATGAAGTCCTGCACGAAGTATACGGATAATAAGGGCGGCGGCAATACCGCCAGCAACGTGTCCTCTACCACGGATTATCTGTTCCTGCTGTCCGAGTATGAGGTTTTTGCAACGCACCAGTATTGCAATGATGCGGAGCCGAACTATCAGGCACAGTACGATTACTTCAAAGCGGGTAACAGCAAAGTTGCCAATAAACATTCCGCCACCGGAACGGCGGCGGTCTGGTGGCTGCGGTCGCCGTACTACTACGGCATCTACGGCAACACCTCCTTCTGCGAGGTTTCGTCGTCGGGGTCGTTGGACTATAACTACGCTTACTATGCGTATGGTGTTGTGCCCGGCTTTGTTGTCTAATCCCCCGCAGGGATTCTCAACTTGCTCAAGCCCACGGAAGTGGGCGGAAAACAGCAAACTTTCCTCAAAAAATTCAAAGGGCGCGTCAGCGCCCCGCGCGATTTTTTGAAAAAAGATACTGAAAGTGCTATCACTCAACTGTCTTATGAGTGCATACACGGCACGAAAAACGCTATACAATACTTTCAAAACCTGTTTGTTAGGAGGTATTGTATGGCAACTAACAAGCGCGTCTTTACACTGCGCCTGTCCGATGAAGTTTTTGATAAGATCGGTGTTCTAGCAACAAAAGAGCATCGGTCCATCACGAACTACATAGAGTATGTGCTGCTCAAGCATTTGGAAGAAGTTGAGCGAGAGCAAGGGGAAATCGATCTCGATGACCCCGAAGGAGACTAAAGTATCATGTCAGTTTTGAAATCCAAGCGCACAGAAAGCAAGGCGGAGTATGTGAATGTCGCCAACGCGATTTACATTGAAACGATAAACTTCCTGACCCGCATTTCCGCAAGGTATTCCAGATTGATTGCAGAGCCGGTCGCAAAGCTGGCGGGTGAGGTGATAGACCACGCTGAAAAGGCGAACAGCATCTATCCCTCAGACGATCAGCGGCGCCAGCTTCGCAAAGCACATCTTCTGGAAGCGCGGGCATCCCTGATGGCGCTGGATGTTCGGTTGACTCACTGCTATCTCATCATGACCCAGAACCCGCAGGGATGTTTCACAACTCCCTCAGGGAAAAGTGTCGATGCGAAGAAAGCAACTGAAAGACTGGACAAAATGGCTCAAAAGTTGGGTGAACTGATTGATAAGGAAAACGACCTGCTGCAAGGCATGATCGGAACGGTCAATCGGAAAGCCTGATTTTTAAGTGGGTGTATCTCTGTTAATTCCTGCGGCGGCGGTCTGGTGGCTGCGGTCGCCGAACTACAACAACATCAACAACAACAACTACTTCTGCGAGGTTTCGTCGTCGGGGTCGTTGGACTATAACAACGCTAACAATGCGTATGGTGTTGTGCCCGGATTTTGCAATGCTTGGTCACATGGAGTAGCCATAGGTGAAAGACGACCATAGCAAAAGGAGAGGTACTTCCCTGAGGGTCAAACCTCTAAAACTGCTTTTCGATATGCTGACACGGACGCTTCTTGCATGGCGCGGGATGCATCTTACCGCGTTTCATGTGCCAGCATAAAGCAGATTAGACGATGCCCGACAATTTATCTGTACGAGGAGCGAATAATTTTATGACAAGTCAGGAGCGCCATGAAGCGCGATACCAACGCCGCCGGGCAGCACGCCGAGCCAGACAGGAAGCCCGTTGTGCCGCCCTCGGTTCGTTGGAAGAAGTGTTCAGTTACCACACGATGTTCAAATACGGCCGGAAATGCTGCAACGGTGTACGCTGGAAGCAGAGCACGCAGAACTTTGAGCGGCATCTGTTTTCCAACACAGCGAAGCAGCGGCGGCTTATTTTGGCAAAAAGGTGGCGGCCTAAGAAATACGTTCATTTCACGGTCTGCGAACGCGGCAAGATTCGTGGGATTGACGCTCCTCATATTACAGACCGACAAATCCACAAGGTCATCAGCAAGGAAGTGTTGGAGCCGCTTTACGACCCCAGCATGATCTATGACAACGGTGCAAGCCGGATTGGTAAGGGACTGCACTGGCAGATCAAGCGCATCAAACAGCAGCTGGCACGGCATTACCGCAAGTATGGCCGTGCTGGCGGAGTGTTGCTGCTCGACCTGAAGAAGTTCTTTCCTTATGCACCCCATTCCATCATCTATCAGCGGCACCAGCGGTATATCCTGAACCCTGATTTTCGGCGGATAGCAGATACCATTATTGATACTGCTCCCGGCGAATTTCCGGGCCGTGGGATGCCGCTGGGCGTTGAGCCGAGCCAGCAGGAAATGGCGGCAATGCCCAGTGCTGTGGACAACTGGATCAAATGCCAGATGTCCACGCATAGCGCCGGACACTACATGGATGATTACTGCATCATTCTTCCGAATATCGAAGATTTGAAAAAGCTGGGACGCGCCATCGTGCGCCAGTTTGAAATCCGCGGCATCCCGGTCAACAAGAAAAAATGCAAAATCATCCCGCTGACGAAGCCGTTCCGCTGGTGCAAGGCTCGTTTTACCTTGACCGAGACCGGAAAAATCAAAGTCAATGGTAGCCGTGATGGTGTGATACGCGCACGGAGAAAACTGAAGCTGTTCCACCGTGAATGGCTGGCCGGGAAACGTACCCTGCAGGATGTAGCGCAGTATATGAACTGCCAAGAAGCCTACTATAAAAATTTTGATGACCATGGGCGGCTGCTGCGCCTGCGGCGGCTTTGCTATGCAATTTTTGGAGGTAGAGTGCCTTGTTCAACAAAATCATCAAAGCCAGTGATGGCACCGTCCTTGCCTTGACCGAGGACGTGACCTATATCAAAAAAGCCGACAACGGCTGTTATATCCTCTGCCCGGAGCCTGATGCTTCGGGCATTTCTTATGCCGGCACACCGTATCAGCTGCTCAATCGTGACCCTATGGGGGACGATTTGGAAAGCGTTATGCTGGAGCCGACCGACATTGGTGGCTGGATTATGGAGGCGAAAGCTACCATCGAGGATGCCGACGAGATGAACGTGGATCAGGCTTATCGCCTGACTCTTCTGGAGTTGAATGTCTCCGATACGGATGACACTGAGAATACCTGATAGGAGGAAAACGCAATGAGCAAAGCAACGGAAATGGTTCTGTATCGCACCTGCAAGCGCATGATCGAGCGCGGCAGTACCGATGGTCTGGCGGAGAAGATCGATATTTTCTACGCCGCCGGCAAACTGACCGATGAGCACTACTCCGAGCTGACCGGTATGCTCGCCGAGAAGAAAGAGCAGGACTAACCCATGGTGGAGCATGAACGCTTTATCGCCCGCCGCCGGGCGCGCTTCGACGGCATAGATGGAAAAGTGAATATTCCTTATGGAACCGCCCTGACCTGTCAGGACGGTTTTCTTATGTACAAAAACCAGCGTGTGTGTGCTGTGGGGAGCCAGAACGGCATGGACTGCTTTGTTCAGGATGATGACGGTAACGGCACCCTGCGCGGGGATCTGGTAGGAAATATCCAGCGGAGCCTTGAGCGTCGGGATGCGGACTATCAGACCCGCTGGAACCGGGTTTGGGCATCGGCACTCTGCCAAAAGTACCGCCGCCCGGAGTCCGAAGACTACTGGCTGTGGGCGAGAGCGTTTTTTGATGCTCCGATTTTTGATTTGCAGGCAATCGCCGCGCTGGTTCAGTGAGGGGGATGGCTGTGAATCTGAAAGAATTGTTCTGGAGCGGTGGCGGGATGGTTTTGGTGCTGCTCTCGCTCATTGAGGTTTCGCCCATCAAGATCAATCCGTGGAGCAGGCTTGCGAAAATCATCGGACACGCCCTGAATGCTGAAGTGCTGGAACAGCAGAAGCAGACCCAGAAAAAGCTGGAGGAGCATATCCAAGTTGATGATGAGCGCAATGCTAATCTTCTGCGTACTCAGATCCTGCGTTTCAATGATGAGCTGATTGATGATAAGCACCACACGAGGGAGCATTTTATCGAGATTTTAGCCATCATTGATGCCTATGAGGACTACTGCCGCAGTCACCCCGACTACAAAAACAACCGCTGCATCTGTGCGGTAGCGAATATCAAGCGGGTGTACAACGAGCGGCTTCAAAAGCACGACTTCTCTTGAAGGAGGTTTTCTACATGAGAGTCATCGTCTATCAGGCCAGCGACACATCTGCCCTGAGCAAGAACTTCACCCGCAAGGACTTCAAGTGCCCCTGCGGGTGTACTCGCCAGATGGTCGATTCGGAGCTGGTCGAAAAACTTCAGGCCATCCGGGATAAGCTGGGCAAGGCCATCAAGGTGACCAGCGGATACCGCTGCCTCTCGCATAATGCGGCAGTCGGCGGCAGCTCTGGCAGCAAGCACCGCTATGGTATGGCTGCGGATTGGCGGCTTGTAGACCGCAGCATCAATCCTGTGGCCTTAGGCATCATCGCTACCCAGTATTTCAAGGCGGTGGGCATCTACTGGTATGACGGCTGCGCCATCGTACACACCGATACCCGCGATGCAAAGGCAACGTGGCTGTGCGATGCCCCGCGGCACTACCCCAGCACCACCTACCAGAAGTTCATTCTGCCGACCATCCGCCGGGGCTGCACCGGGGATGCAAACAGAGCGGCTACAAAGATGCTCCAGCGGTTGCTGGGGCTGACCCCGGACGGCATTTTTGGAGAAAAAACCGAAAACGCCCTGCTGAAAGCGCAGGAGAAGCACAAGCTGGCCGTGGACGGCATCTGCGGTCCTGCCAGCTGGAAGGCCATTTCCGGGGCTTCCAAGTACCTGTGAAACATCCGATATAACCAACACAACAAAACGGCGCAGGGGTGTCTCTCCGCGCCGCTGATACTTATAGGAGGCAATATCATGGAAGCTATGCTGAACTTCATCCCCGCGCCCATCGCCATCGCTCTGATGCTGCTGGGCTTCGTTGCTCTGGCAGTCGGTGGCATCCGGCTGGGCTACAAGGCCACCGTCAAGGATCTGGCGCTGGAACTGGTCAAAAAGGCCGAGCTGTCCATCATGGGCAGCGGTCAGGGTGCCAAAAAGAAGAAGCAGGTGTTCGCTGCTCTCCGCACCAAGTGCCCGGCGGCTATCCGCTGGGCCATCACCGACGAGGTGCTGGATGCTGTCATCGAACACGCCTTTGATGTTATGACCGCAGCACTGGGCAAAAAGTCTTGACTTCTGCATGAGTGCCGTGTAAAATAGAGGCACTTGAAAAGCTTCGGCTTTTGTAGAGAGCGGCCCGGCATGGTCCACTCTTGATTTTATATTTGGCTACCTCGGTAGCGCGCAAAAATCCCCCTGCATTGACCTTCGGGCCAGTGTAGGGGGATTTTTTGTTTGTTTAGAACTTCATCTGTGCAGCATCTTCAACACTCACATCGTCGAAGCACCGGGTCAGTTCATCGAGGACTTTGCGCTGCGTCTTTTCACTCAAACCGGCGTTGCGCATTGCCATGGCACAGTAGCCGATGCAGGCTGCGTTTGACCACGGCCCATTCAGTGATAGAAGCAATTCTTCCATATCGATTACCTCCGAAGATCTCCATTGTATACGCGAACCAGCACCCAGTCGGACAGCGGTTTGACGTTCCCGGCCCAATCCCGGAGGGCTTCATCAGTGCCGCAGGCCTCGCAGATGTACACGCCCTTGGCGTGGCGGCTCAGTGCTCCGTGGGTCAGTTTGTCCGGCATCCTCTCGCCGCAGCGGGGGCACAGCGGCCAGCCCTGCTGCTGGTCATAGAGCATCTTTTCGATAGCTTTTTCGTCCGTCATTGTACTTCCTCCTTAAACATCTCGGCTAACCGAGTGATATGCAAACCAGTGATCGCGCCGCCGGAACAGATAAAACCAATTCGTGAACTCCTGCCCTGTGCAGTCATAGGGGCTGTTGTAAGCTTCCAGATAGCAGTTGCCGCGGAACCAGTTGGCAGCATCCACCTTGTGCGCCTTGTCCAATTCATCGGGCAGCTGAACAAGCTCCAGACGGCCGTCATAGTCGGCACTGATAATGCGCATATTGGAAACGGGGCGGTTATTGTAGGCCCGGATCTCCATCTTGACGGTTGCGGCCAAGTCTTTCACAGCGGCTTTCTTTTCGGCAGAGGCTGAAATATCGCGCTGCATGAACATCAGGAGTGCATACGCATCCCGCAATCTCTCATTATCGGTAATACTGAACATGGTCATGACCTCCTTACTTCATGTTCTGGCGTTCCCACATCAGCCAGCGGTTCACTTCCTCGCCGGGCATCGACTTCGGCTTGCTGGTTTCGATGTACTCCCGCTCTCCGAAGATCTCCAGCTGGTCGATGTCGTCAGGCGACTGGGTGATAATCTTTGCCGGCCAATCGCCCACGCCAGGGACTTCAATGCGGCGCAGATACAGGCTGCTGTCAAAGTACCAATCACTCTTGATGTACCGTTCTTCGGCATCGGTTAACTCGATGGCCTCAATGTACTTGCCGAGCGCACCGAAGACTTCCAGTCTGGTTGGTGCTTTGTCGAAGTCGGTCACATCAAAGAGTTTGATATAGGAGATTCGGCCGCGTTCAACGGCAAGCTCCTCGATGGTGCCGGAGTATTTGTAAAGTTTCATTGTCATATCCTCCAAATGCCCGTATAGCCAGATAGCGCAGCTTTTCGGTTTTTAGGCGGCGGTATTTTCACTCTCGGCCTCTGTCAAAAATGCAGAGGTGAGATGCAACCGGGCGGTCTTGAATTCTGGGCCTCTCATGCCCAGACGCTTGGTCAGCACCCGGAGCATGAGGTCGTGTTTCTGCTGCTGGGTGTACCCGGCAACGGATTTGAAGTGGAGATTGTCGTGGTCACAGTTGATAGCCCATGCGCTCATTGCCAAGCAGAACTGGACGTAGGCTTTGATGCGGCCGGCGTGAGTGGTTCCGTTGAACAGCCGAAACTCCACAGTGCCTTTTGTGAAGAATGCGTGGAGGTTGATGCCGTGATACCGGGTGCTGTTGTAGTGGGAAGAATCCACACCTCCATCGTATCCATCATTCGCCACGCTGTACCAGATGCGCTCTGCATCGTTCCGGCTTGCCCGGCCGTTCTTCTTCATTTCACGGAACAGAGCGGGGTTGATTTTGTGGCACCAGTGGTCTGCACGGCTACCGATCTGCAGGGCTTCGTAGAACAGATCCTGCCGCCCGGTGGCGAAGTTCAGCAGCCGGCAGAGGCTTTCTGGCGTGTGGTTCGCACCGTCAACGTGGACGTGGATACCACAGGAGCTGTTCGCCATGGCACCTTTCTTGACCAGTGCCCGGATGACCTCTTGCAGGTCGGTGATGTCCTCATACTGGAGAATCGGGGTCACGACCTCGCAGCGGTAGGTATCGTCTGCCTCTACGATTGCACCACCTCTGCGCCGCCGGGGAGTGATGGAACCGTCTCTCATGCACTTCCATACGCGGCCTTTGCTATCCTTGGCCTCGTACGTCTGGTAGGTGCCACCTGCAAAGTGGATACCGCCGACACCGAAGTAGTTGGCGATGACGGAGGCGGCTGTTCCGCGGGAAACGCCCGTCATTTCAATCTCAACGCCGAAGTTTTGGCTCTGAATCGTGACCATCTTTGCGCCCTCCCCTTAGTGCAGCTGTGCAGCGTGCTTGTGGTAGGTGACAGTGTAGCAGCCACCATGCTTGACGACCTTGATGTCGTCTATCTTCACGCGCCGGACACCGAACTTCTCGTGGATGTACTTTTTGACCATCGGAGCTGCCTTTTTGGTCACATCCACCGCACTGTCATTGCTGCGGCGGCTCTTGTAGCGGTCAAACCGCTTCTCCTCAGCGGCGTTTGCTTCCTCCTCTGTGCCGTAGAATCCATCCTGTGCGCGGTTGTTCAGACGGTAGAACTTCTTGTTGCTGATGACCTCCAGACGCTCATTCCAGACGGTGTTCCAGCGGTCTTCCTGATTGGGCTTGATGTCGTCCTTGACCCGGCCGACAATCAGCTCCACGCCCTCAGTACCGAGGTAGTTGTTGAACGTGGTGAGCAGCACCCGGATGATTTCGGTGCCGTTGGTGAGGTCGATGTGAGCGACCTCGCCCTGGCTGCCGCCCATCGTTCCGGCGTTGATGTAGTAGCCCTGCGCCATGTAGCTGTTGGCTGCTGCGGTGAACTCTCGGTTGATGTCAATGAACTTCATGCTGAAAACCTCCGATTTACTCTTGACAAATCTTCAATAAAAAAATAAAATGGAGGTGCAAGGGGCTTGTGGATAACGGGCTTTTAGCGGTTAGCGGTTCAGGGTGCGATCCTGAGCCGCTTTTTTGTATGCTTCAAAGCGGGCTACCTGCTCGGCTCTGGTGAGCTTTGCAAATTCCTTGCTTGTCATGGAGCATCACCCCCTTTGGGTTGCTCCCTTGCACCTCGTAACCTCCTCTCTATGTCTATATTATACAACGAATTTCGTTGTATGTCAATAGTAAAACAACATTTTTCGTAAATATTTTTACGAAAATCGTTGCAATTTTCAGGTAAGTGTGATATAGTGAAGAAAAGGGAGGTGCTTACATGATTCGCATCAAGTTGAAAGCCGTGCTTGCCGAAAAAGGCATCAAACAAAAGGATTTGGTCGCAATGACCGGGATTCGCCAGCCCACTCTGTCGGGCATGAACAACAACTCCGTCAAGCATATTCCGTTGGACGTTCTGGACAAGCTGTGCACCGTTCTGGACTGCCAGCCCGCAGATCTTCTGGAATTCGTGCCGGATGAGAACGAAAAAAGCCCGGACGCTTGACGCATCCGGGCAGGAGAGGTTATTTCTTGCGAGACTTGTTCACGGTCTGAGGGATGTGCCGCACCTCTTTGACCCTACGCTCCGGGTTGGGTTCTCTCACGATGAGGTCATCCAGTTCGCAGTCAAGGGCCTCGCAAATGAGGTCGAGATCATCCAGGCTGACTCGCTCTGCAAAATCGTGGTACAGCTCATTGATGGTCTGGGAGCGAATCCCTGTTGCACGTGCAAGTTCGCTCTGTGTCATCCGTCTTTCGCCGAGGCGGGTAGACAGCAAAATTCTAATCATAGCCTTTTGTCTCCTTTTACCGAAATTTTAGCCGATATGTACCCGGCTTGTCTGCATTTTGGCAGAAAACTTCATATTTCGGGAGTTTTTTCCGATTTTCGGTAAATTAAGACAGAAAAGCGCCCACACTACCGATGATGGTAACGTGGGCGCTTTTTTCATGTCAGGGTGACATTTGGAATCTCGCAAAACAAAACGAACACATTACCGACCATTTGAATGGTGGTTCTGTGTTCGTTTTGCTCTTGATTGGTGGAGAATAGCGGGATCGAACCGCTGACCTCT